TTGCCTGTCGCACTGGATGCCCCTTTGTAGCCTGTCGCACTGGATGCCCCGTAGTTCTCATTAGCTTCTGCTTCTGGCTTAACTCTTTCTTTCGTATATTCGATAGCAGCCTGTACCAATCCGGCAATGCTCACTCTTGCTCCAATCTTAATCTTCGTAGATGCTACTTTCGTATCATCAGATCTTTTCGATATCTCTCCACTCTGTTCGACTTCGTGATATACACTGTGTGCCGGATCATAATATCCAAGGCAATCTAATGGATACTCGCATGCATGGAATCCACAGTTGCACGCTTCGGCTCTTTCTTCTTCGTATTCTTTTCCCTCTTCATACCGAAAATCTCTGCAAGTCATGTCTTTGTTGAATCCTTTATAGGCTTTTATTACTTCTCCCACTTTTGTTCCTCCTAAAATCAAATTTCTTCTTTTTCTCTTTCTTTTTCTTAACCACTCCGCAAGATATTCCTCTTGCTCTCTGTCTTCCTGTTCCTGTCGTGTCACAAAGTCACCTCCGAACATCATTCTTTTTGCTACGTCTTACTATTCTCCGCTTTTTCTTTGTTTCTCCAGGTAATTCAGCTTTAGCACTCGCCCAACTACAGTCTGCCAAAGGACAGATAAAACAGTTTGGATAAGTGCATCCATCCGGTTTTGCCATGTTTATTTCTCCTATGTGATAAGCTTTCTCTCTAAATCATTCATGTCATAGTTCCGGCCATCGAAATTATTGAATCCTTTTTTCTCTTGTCCGCTATCCTCGTACTGTCCCTCAGACACTTTTGTGAAGTTGTTTGGTAGTACAAACCAGTCGAATGTTATCTTCCAGTTTTTCACTTTCCCTTGTAAGTACTTGCTTTTCTTCACATTGTCCACTGCTTTCAAGACATCATCCAAACCGTTGCTTTCTAATCTCGCTTGTAAGTTCTGATATCTCTTGGAAGTCTTTTCTATCTTCTTTACAGGTTTTATCCCGTAGCTTTCCAAATCGTTCCAGGCTTTTATGACAGCTTCAACGGATCCATTGTCTCTTTCCGGCTTTTCTTCCTGTCTGGTCGGTTTATCTTTTTTTTCATTCTTCTGTTCTGTCTGGTATCTTGCATAGTTATTCACCGTGTATACGGTATATCGGTTGGTACTTTTGCATGTGATTTCTCCCGTCTTTTCCAGGTGCTTTAATGCTGTCTTTACCTTGCTTTCGCTCATTCCTGTTCCTTTTGCCAATTTGTCTATCGATGCAACAAATGATCCTTTTTTTATCTCTTCGCCACGATAGCTTGCGTCTTTCCAATTCGCTTTTAATAGCATGTGCAAGAACAGATGGCATGTATTTACGTCTGTATACCAGTCCCAGTCCAGTATTTTTCTGCTAAGTTTTATGTAATCGCTCACACCTCTTCAATATCCACCTCAATTCTCGGATTTTTCTTATCAACATAGAATTCATCCGTGAATCCCACTATGTTTTTCCATCCATCGTCCTGTAAGACTTTGGTATCTACTAATGCATCTTGGATACACTTTCGTCCAAATGCGCTCACATTATCCAAGTCCCGTCTCTTGTCCGGCTCATACCATCGGTAGTGCATCCGTACCTTTCTTGTTATTCGCAATCTTCCGAATTGCTCATATATGGCTTGTACCACACGGGATTCATTATCTTTCTTCATATCCGCACCTTTATACCTATTTGTATTCAGCGCACGGATATAATCATTCATGTTGTTCAGTTTGCCTTTCACCATCAAAATGTAATGCATTGTAATCCCTACCTATCTTTTTCCAACTCTCAAACGTCTGCTTCATGCAGAGCCGTTTATACTGGATTGCTCTGGCTCTATGTAATTCTTTCCCAATGTATTCATGGAATGCTTTTTCATCTACCGGATCACCCGGAATCGGTCTGAATACACCATCTCCAATATTCACAATACAGTCGCCATTGTTATTCGCATGCTCTATCATTCTTCGAAAGATTCTATCAACATTCATGTTGTACGGACGTTGTATTGCGTTTCTATGTCCATCCGGTATTCGAATAAAATAGCTTTCTGCCGTCTCTCTATTCTTTCCCACCGCTTTTCTCCTTTCTGCCGGAGTGTGGCTTCTCCGGCCGTGATACAATATCTTGTGCTGTGCATATCGAATTGGGTGAGATGATATGCGTTAGAACCTGTTAATAGTTCCTGTGCCACATGAATCTATATTTATTTAGTTACAATCTGTTCTTTCCGAACACCTGTATGAACTCTTCTCTTGTTCCGTAGTGTTCTTCAAAATATCTCTGTGCCATCTGCTTGAGTTTTAAGTCCAATCCCTTGTTCGGGTTCCCGTGTACGCTTTCTGGCGTAAATTCGTGTAAATGCGGCGCTAACGGTATCACAAATCCGTATTCTTCCGATTTTTTTCTGTACGGACCATAGAAAATGTGGTGTCTGTGACAGTTTGGACTTCCTGTGAAGTAGCAGTGTTCCATATCGTCAGTGAATACACTTTTAAGTCTTTTCGCCAATCTTCACACCCCATCTTTCTTTCATTTCGCTGATTTGGTTCGGTGTCATAGTCTCTATGCCAAGTTCTTTCGCTTCGTACACAGTCCCGTCAATCAGCTTTGCCATTTCATCGGTATCGTAAGTATGTGAACCTCGCATTACCAGATTCACCCGGAATACTTTTCCTTTCTGATTGGTGGTTGTCCTAGATGTAGGTTGCAGATGAACAAATTCCACATCGTATGCGTCTATATCATCGTCCAATGGGAGCGGAACTAATGCGCCGTTAATGGTTTCGTACTGTCCGTATTCCGCTATTAGCTTATTCTTTATGTACACCTTGCTGTTCCCGGTCGCATCTGCAATCTTTCCAACCAGTACATGAAAGTAAGAGTTTGCATCGAGACTTCTTTTTTTCTTGTATGCCTTAATTGTTATTGCAATCTGCTTACCTCTAAGGTTCTCAAATGCCTGCCTAGCGTCTTCATTTAGCGTCAGACTGGCTTTTTGCTTATTGGTGGCAAAATCCACCGCTAAGCCATCAAAAGTCCCTGTATAGTCCATTAATCATCACCATACTTTTTCTTAATCGCATTCAGCATCATTGCACATTCTGTTTCTGTAAGTGTGTCCACCGTCTTTCCATTTCCGCATACCCAAGCTTCTAAATCAATGCCGTGTGCCGTACACTGCGTTTTAAGCGTTTTCTTTTTTGCTTCTGATGCAAGATTCTCTCCAGTTCCAGGAATCTGTGCTTCCAGTTTGTTGTATTCTTCTTTCAGCCATAAGTTAAATCCAAGTCCAGTATGAATAGCCACACACTTCACAAACGCTCTGCACATGCTGTTCCATACTCTCTGTTGGCTCATGGAGTTGTCCTTTACTGGATTTGCGCCGTTCATTACTGGTGTCTGCATCTCATACTCTTTATCGTCAATCACAACTTTTATTCGTGTTTCATAACAACGATTTGTATTATTGTTCTTGTCCTTAAACTCGATGTCTGTTTTTCTAAGGCTGCTTCCGGTTTGCGGATCAGGAATTGGCTCCCAATACACCTCGGTAGCACCATTCTGTCTCAGCAGTTCAATACATTTCGCCCAGTTCAAATACGTGAATCCATCTCGTTTTTCGCAATACTGGCTTACATCGACTTTCACTAATTCCTCGTAGCTTTTAAGTGCCATTTATAACATCCTCCTATACATGTCATTCAAGCAATCTTCGCATAGCTTCTCATCGTCCACCGTGTATAGATATTCACCCTCATACATCGGCACACCGCATGAGCTACAGTAAGTTACTGGTTCCGGCTCCGGCGGTGTGGTCTTCCAATGGTCATAGCCTTTAATGCTTTCCATTTTCATCCCACCCCATCAGCTTTAGAATCATGTCTCGCTCAACATAGCTGTTTTTGCAGACATATCTTTTCAGTGTGTCCAGTTGCGCTTTCTGGTAGGCGTATTCCTTCACAACTTCTCCATAATCTTCAACAACGTCTGCTACCGCATCCATTACGCTCTGTAAGCTATCTTTTTTCTCTTCTCCCATGTTCAAATCTCCTTTCGTGTGTTATAATTTTCTTGAATGTTTTTCTGAGTGCTTGATTGGATTTTCCATCGGCACTCTTTTTTATACACATCCGGCTATCATAACCGCCAATGCGTATAGCGTTATCACAAGTGCTATCCTGTAGTAGTTAAGCTTGTCTTCCATGCTCTCTACCTCCTACCCGATCATAAGTGTCAGCATTGCGATGAATGTGACGAACCATAAGCAACGCCAGAAAATTATTTTTCTTTTCAACTTGCGGATGATCTCTGTTGCCATTGTCATGTGTGCTTCCTCCTGTTCTTCAGATTTGCGAATTACAGGAGAATGTGTTATAATCAACCTGTATTCGCTAAGTGTTCGTTAGCGGTACACCGCCCTGTCTGGTATGTCGGTACCAGCGGGGCACTTTTTATGTCCCTTTTATCGTCAGACCGTTTGTGTCTGACATATATCTATATTCTTTTTATTCTTATTCTTCTTTATATTCTTCTATTGTTGTTAACTGGCTTGCGAATTGATTGTTAATTGATTGTTATGTGGCTTGCTAACCGTTTTCACTTGACAAGCGGTTTTGCCTTATTTTTCAAGGGTTTTAGCTTGTCATTTGCTTGTCAAGTGGCTTGTCAAAATTTTCGATTTTTTGAAAATTCCTTTAATTTTGGCTTGTCAATTGATTGTTATCTGAGTGACGTTTGGCTTGCTACCAGTTGCCGTTTTGCCCTTATTTTTCAAGGGTTGTGGCTTGCTAAGTGGCTTGCGATTTGACCAAAAATCAACTACCATTTTCGCATTTACCTTTCCAATAATTTGAATACATTGAAAAATAAATATTTTTAGGCTTTTTTCTTGCGTTTTTGTCTTCCAACTGTGCCGGATGTTTCTGACTTTTTTATCTACCATTCAATCTTTTTTCCAGTAATGTTGTATGACCGTTTTATAGTCTCAAGTCTCTTGTTGATAATTTGAATTTGTAATTGCATCACAATTGACATAAGCCATAATATCCAAAATTCATATCCTTTCATTTTTCATCTCCTAAACCAAATATGATAATAGCCAACGTACATTTCTTAATAAGTCTTTTCCGCTAAAAATGAGATTTATTAAGATGGATGCAACTCCGATGATTATTGCCACCGTTGATTGATCTATCTTTCTTTTCATCTTTGCCATCACTCTCCTTGTCTTTTCTTATGGATTCTCCTATACTGTTCATACAGACACTGCCATGCCTAGTAATTCAGAAAAGTGAAAAGGAAGACTAATTAAACTTTGCTCTGGCAGACATCAGCTCAGCCAGAGCTTTTGTCATTTCGACCAATTCCTGACTTTCATAAATAGATGCAACACGTGCTGTTTCTTTCTGCAAAAAGTCGCACAATTCTTCAATGGTTTTGTCTACTTTCAAAAGTTTGTCCTGTTCCATGTTGTCACCTCCCTGTATTCATTATTTCTGCTATTAAAGCAAATATTGAAAGCCATAGTGGAAAATATGGGTGCCTTTTTCTAAATGGAATGTGGCATATTTGGACTGAAATTACAGGGATACAAGAAAGTCTTTTCTTCTCTTTCCTTGCATTCCAGTAAAAGAAATATCCCTCTTTTAGATGTTGTAAACTATCCATATCACTTTTATCTGGATTCTTATGAACGCAAATTCTTACAACCCATCGTGGCTTGAATAATTTCATCTTCGCTATCACCCCTTTTTGTGTTATAATTTTTCAAATGCTAAAGAAAAGAGGTTGTATAATGCACGCAATTTTTAATTTCATGCAAGAATTATTCACAAGAGAAAATGTAACTTTTGCTATCGCAGTTTTCGGTGCTGTCGGTACTGCCAGGAGTATATTCCAATCCAGAAAGAAAGTAGAATTTATTCCGTTGGGATATACGCTAAACGAAGATCATGATTTGATTGTCCATTTCGAAATCATCAATCATTCCACCACTGCTATTTCCATTGTGAACATCTCTTATATTTACGATGGCGAACATTATTCGTGTTCAAAAGAACGTGCTATTGCCGAGTCAATTTATCACGAACGTAGACACGTACCCGCCCTAAAAGATTTCTATACACAACCTTTTCCTCTACAGTTGGTGGGTCTCGGTGGTACTTCGGAATATATTCGATTTGAACTCCCGCCAAAAATTCATCCAGATTTTTCCAAACCTCAGAGTTTTCAAGTCTCTGCCAATCGTGGAAAGGCAACTGAAATGAAACTTCTGCTAACTGATTCGGATTCGTCCAGTCTACATAAATCTCGTATTCCGACTTTAATCCGTTCGTTCTTTCGAAAGTAGTTTCTACACAGTTGTCGTGTGTTCTCTGGGATATTGGCTTTCCATTGCCTAATGGACTGTATTCCACGCTATCACCTCCTGTATTCAATTGCAAAATCCTATATTTTAGGATTCTCTGTCCACAAAAATAAAGTCCATAGGAATACCAGAAAGTTCACTGATGATTCTTAACTGACTTAAATCTGGCTCTGTTTTACCTAACTCCCAATTAGTTACAGTTGCCGGAGAAACGCCCACTTTCTCAGCAAATTCTCTCTGTTTCAGCCTTGCATTAACTCTACATGCTGCTATGGAAATCCTCGGAACTTTGTAAGTCTCTACCATTTAGGTTCCTCCTTTCTTTATCTTATGCCTGTATTATAATCCTATTTTTTCGTATTGTCAATATAACAATTTAATTTTTTAGGATTCTTGTTGAATTTTTTAGGATTCTGTGATACTATAATAAACGTAGAGAGGAGGTGTTAACATGACCGAGGAGGAACAGAGAAAAATCTTCGCAAAGAACCTAAACTACTACATTTCCAATAGTGGAAAGCAACAAAAGGAAGTTGCTGAAGCGTTAGGATTCCCCCAAACAACTTTTAATACTTGGTGCACTGGCAAGATAATGCCGAAGATGGGAAAGGTACAGGCAATAGCTGATTACTTTAAGATTTTAAAATCCGACTTGATTGACGATAAATCATTCAAGGAACCATCAGAAGAGTTTCTTGAGATTGTAGCAAAATTAGGCGCAGACGATGAACAGTTTCAGAAAATTATAATTGATTATTATCACATGAGCACAGACAGAAAAAAAGTTTTTTGCGAGTTTTTCAACACTTTCGTTTCTGGCAACTAAAAAGGAAAAGGGGACATTAAGTCTCCTTTTCCTTTTCTTCTCTATAGCACGCTTTGACAAAATAAAATACCAGTTTTAAATATTTTTCGCTTGTCATTGCAGTTACTGCTTCAAGAATCCGAGTTTTGTAATATTCTTGCTGTTTCTTTTCGTCCACATAAATCCCTCCAATATCCCGACACGTCATTCCAGTAGCGATTACCTATATTATAGAACATATGTTTGTTATCTGTCAATGTTTTCGCTGATAGCATCTTTTACTATAAGATAGATGTACCTCATTAGGCGGGGGTCACGGATGCCTTTTATCATCCGCTTGATTTCGTTTTCATAAGTGTCAGTCCATGTTTTGATGCTCTTGCTGTTCATTTCGTCCTTTCCCATTAGATTACCTCCTATCAATGGCTTGACAAGTGCCATTTTTGTCTTATAATAATACATTGTAATACCTACATAGATTATAACTCGAAACTATAGTCAAGATGTTGGCTAAAATATCGTATTTTTCTTACAAAAAGAATGAAAAATAGCCAAGATATTAGCCTTTTCGACAGGATGTGACAAAATGCTAACGAAAAACGAAATGTTGGATAACTTTGCACATAACATCGAAGAAGAGCGGAAGAACCTTGATTTTACGCAAGTTCTCTTTTCTAAGATGCTGGGTGTATCTGTGTCCACATACAAAAACATCGTTTCACGGAAGACTAATAATCTTGACGTTTTCTTAGCACTAAGGTTGTCGCAACTAACGCATAAACCTATCCCTGATCTCTTAGGGTGTTCTTCTAAAGAATACGAGGTATTGGGAAAGTACAGGCAATTGACCGACAGACAACGTGCGTATATTCTTGGTAAGATGGACTATGAAATCTCTATGAAAGTGTTGGAAACAGATCCCGAAAACATGTTGGATGTTCTATGTCCCACTGGTGAGATGGCTGACGGTATGATATTGGATTCCTCACACGAAGAACGGATATACTGCCCGGAATACATAAAAAAGTACGGCGAGACGCTGCACTGCGGCATAAAGATAACGAGCAACAACTTGCTTCCTGTATATGTAAAGGGTGATATCATTTGCATATCCAAAAGAGTACCAAGAAACGATGATACTGTGATTATTATACACAAAGAAACAGGACGTGCGTATATAAGGCGGTATGTACAGAGAAGTAAGACAAAGTTAGTCCCGATCAACGGCTTCGGTGATGTCATAGAAGTTGATCCGAATAGTTTTGAAGACATGGAACAATGGGTAAGGTTTGGAGTTGTGATTGCGGTATTAAGAAGATAGCATACTATGTATGCGGAGGTACTTATATGCAGAATAAAAAGGTATTGGAATTAGATAGCTTTTTCGGGAAACTTGTTGCTTGTGATGAATATGTAGAGATTATTCCTATGTATGTAACAGATTCTCGAAAACAAGGGAGAAAATTCTATTATCAAAACATTAGCGGTATAACATGCAAAGAACCAAGTGTTTGGTGGGGGCCTGGATATATACAATTTATAATTCCGGGAGAACAGGCCAAGCAAATAAAATGGATGGACAAAGGCTGGAAGAATACTGTTAAAAATGATCCAAATTCTTTACTTCTTTCGGTTATAGGAAAAGATTACAAAAAAAGATATAAAGAATTTATGGATTTTCTAAACAAAAAGATAAGCGACAAAACAGAATCTACCGCAGAAGTTGCAAATGATCTAAATCAGCTAAAAGCATTAAAAGAACTTCTTGACTGTGGAGCAATCAATAAGCAAGAATTTGAAGAAAAGAAAAGAAAAATACTTAATAAAATATAATCATAGCATACTATATAAAAAATTGAAAGGAAACATAAAAATGGATGACGGCAAAAAATACTGTAAGCATTGTGGAGAACGGATAGATTCTGATTGCGTAGTATGCCCGAAATGTGGTAAACAGGTGGAAGAATTAAAAAGCAAAGATCAGAGCATAATCATAAACAACGCTCCGTCCGCTTCTTCTTCCGCAAGTTCCAGTGCAAGTGCTTCTGCTTCTTCCTCTGCAAGATATTATGGATGTCCGAAAAATAAATGGGTAGCATTTTTCTTATGCTTATGTTTAGGATTTGTGGGCGCACATAAATTTTACGAGGGAAAAACAGGCATGGGGATTCTGTACATATGTACGTGTGGTCTTTTCTTCATCGGTGTGATTATAGATTTGATTGCTATCCTTGGAAAGCCAAATCCATATTAGGTATAAAAATTATGAAAAATAGATTGACGGCAGTTGTCCTTGTGTGTGCCATGACTGCTTTAACAGGTTGCTCTTCTGGATTAACCGAAAGCGAAGTGGACAAAAAGATAGAATCTGCCATAAAAGAGAATAATAAACAACTGAGGGAAGATATTCTGAGTGATTTAGACAGCCATATACAGGCGAAACTAGATGAACAGGACAAACTTACCGATGATGAAAAAGAAACGCTTAAAGCGGAAATAATGCAGTCTGTAGACGAAAAGCTGTCAAGTGTATCGGCAAGTAATACTGCATCTGTAAAGAGTGCATCGCATCAGACAAAAGTTGTGGAAAAACAGAAAAGAATCGTTGAATCTCCGATAAATAAATATTATACAAACGTAACCAACATTGAACACTCTACATCTGAGCCGGAAAAAGTAATAGACGGAACTCCTATCCCTATAGAAAAAGGTGAGTTTACAACATGCACTCTATCCGGCCATACTACATATACGATCGAGACGATTACAGCGAGCATATACAACCATGACAGCGAACCGTATCGTGAAATCAAGTATCCTTACGAAATACACGTATCCATAACCGGAACTTACAGGAATTACGAGCAATCCGATTCACAGTATCCTACCATAGACAGTGTATTGATTCTGCAACCGTATGGCACATCTCTAGGTATGTGGAATGAGGTACTAAACGAAGACGATCACACATTCACGGCGAATTATCAAACTACGCTGAATCTTGTTCCGGATAAGATTTTATTAAAATAAAAAACACCCACTACATCGAGCAATCGGTAGTGGGTGTTTTGGTATTGTATGCAAAGTGTAATGCTCTTATCTTATTTCACAACGCCGGATAAGAGCCAGTAGGTTGTTATAAGTCCTACTTTTCCGTCCGGTGTGAGATCCCTGTTGTTCTGGAACTTCTTCACACATGTGGTCAGATAGTCTGTCCACCCCTCATTATAAGACAACTTCGTAAAGCCATATACGTCTCTGAGGGTGCGTCTTAGCCATCTGATAGCCGTGATACAGTTGTGCGTCTGGCCGGACCATAAGATATGCGTTTTAGCAAAATTCTGTGAGCCGACACCGAATTTGTCATCAACAGACAGTGCGTTGGTATCAAACCCTTTGTTCATGGCTTTCTGCCATGCCCCTACACGGGTGTTTTCTAGGTAATATCTCTTGTCACCTTTCCAAGATTCATCTACCGGTTTAGGTGCCGGTTCTACAGTCGGTTTATGTACCGGAGTTACCATACCGCCCAAATCCTTATAGAGATAGTTCACGTCTACATTTCCAGGGATTCCAGGAATAGAGCCTTTCGATGTGTACTGCCACATGTCGATTCCGTCTACTCCGGCAGATTTAGAGCCGTAAGATGCAATCCACAGAGAATATCCACATGTCTGACCGATATAGTTCTTATACCAAGATGTAGATGCATAGATTCCGGCTTTATAGCCATGTTCCACCATTGCGTCACAAAATGCTTTTGCATTGGCTTTTGCAACGCCCTGTGTTCCCGGCTGTTCGCTGTCAAAATATACAGGCCATGCCGGAGAATGTCCTTTTAGAAGCCTTAATGCATGGTTGATTTCTCCTTGCACTGCACCTGTAGTCTTTGCGTAAGAATACAGATATACACCGTAATGGATGCCAAGACGCTCACATTCAGATACATTTCTCATCCATTTTTTATCATCCTGTACTGTCTGATCTTGTCCATATCCGCATCTAAGGATAGCACCTACAATGCCAGATGCTTTTACTTTCGCCCAGTCGATGTTCCCGTTATGTTCAGAAACATCGACTACCCTATTCAATATATCCTTCCTGTTTTAAATGTTCTTTCGTTTCTGCAATCTCAGCTGCATGCTCTTTTGCAAACTTTTCTGCATCTGCTTTTTCCATGCCGTAGTGTTCTGCCAATTCGTCTACCGTGTAACCGTAGGCACAGCTTTTGACTACTTCGCAAATGGTTTCTTCGCTCATTTTTGCCATATTTATTCTCCTTTTCTTAGTGATACAATAATCATGGCATTTTCTACTTTTTTTGCTGTGCCCGTACTTTCTTTAAATAGCAACATGTTTGAATACACATTAGTTGGTGCAAAAGTTACCGATGCAGAGCCATTAAAAGGTGCTAATGTAGCGTTAAAAACTTCTATAGATACAGGAGTTAAAATTGATAAGAATAAAATTGTTCCGGTTTGTTTTGTTTGTACTGATAGAGCCGGATACAGCCCAGTTGTTTGGGACTACGTAGGAGTGTTCGATAATTACATTGTAGAACTTGGTGATGGAGCTGCAGGAAAATTCTCCGGAACGTTTTATTATCTCTTTAAAAAGCAGAATCCCTATTCGATAAAATAGCAAGCAGTTTTCGATCATAAATCTTTCAGAAGAGTTTACTGTAAAAGATGGAGATTATGCATATACAGGTCTTTCGATTACTATACCTGAGTACACTATGTGCTTTATTTCTATATCGATTGTGTGGATGAATGTAATGCCAATTGGATTTATACTTAGTTCTTCTGATTCAGAATGCTCAGCTAGTACAATGTCTTTCAAGTTTGAAGGATATCCAACGGTAGCCACTTATATAACAGAACCTAAAAATACAAGCGGAACATATTATGTGTGGGCAAAATGTGGAGGAACAGGTGTAAACAGAGCATCTATATACGGATGTAGTTGCAAGACTAAATAGCAAGGCTCAGACGATGGTAAATGAGAAGTATTACTCTCAATACACTGACTTCCGAGACATTGAAGACGGTATATATTCTTTCAATACGAATACTACAGAGACGGTTCCTGAAGAATATAAGCAACCACCAAAAGATATTGGTGATGGAATAATTATAATAAAAACTTATGCAACATACCAAACAATGTGTTGTATTGGACTTAAAGGAATTGCCGTTGCGCAGAAAGATACTCGAACGAATACTTTTTCAAGCAATTGGGCAATCTTAGCTGCAAGATAACAATGTTTATCTTGGTCTTTCCCATTTAGCACAGCTATATCGCCCTATCATTTTTCTTTTATTCACATTCATTTTCCTATACAAAATTGCATAACAAAAAAGCCACCATTTCTGTTAGCCAAAAATTTCTCTATCAAATTTACATACTATGCTATGTATCTACGGAATGATGCTTTCACATTTTCTTCATTCACTGTTACATACATCATTGTTGTGTCCGGTTTCTTATGTCCGGCATAAGATTGTATTTCTTGCAGTGGTATTCCCCTGTTTCCGGCATCTGTCAGCAATGTACGGCGAAACTTGTGTGGGTGTGCATGTACACTTGCTTTCTTACCTAATTGAGATAGCATAGATTGTATTGCTTCTTTCCCTAGTCTGTTGTATGGCTTTCGGCAAGCTACAAACAAAGCCGGGTTTGTGTCTGTCCGTTGTGCTAAATATTTTCGCAAGTGGTAAGCACATTCATCCGTGAGGTATACTTTTCTCTCTTTCTTTCCCTTTTCGCCGTATATAATCAGTTCCCGGTTGCCCCAGTCGATGTCTGATCGGTTCAAAGCAACGACTTCTCCAATTCTTCCGGCTGTGCTATACAAAAATTCCATGATAGCTATGTCACGCTCCCTGGTGGCCGTGCACCTAAGATGTTCTCTCTCAGCGGATGTAAACGGCTTCTTAATCTTCTGCGGTACTTTCATATGCCGGATCCGGCGCATTGGATTTCTTGGTATAAATCCCTCGTCACTAGCCCAAGTAAAAAAGCTTGATAGATACCGGCGTATCGTGTCCATATAAGATATTGAACACTTTCGGCTCTCTTGGAACATTGCAAGATAAAATCGAATATCATTTGTGGTGATATCGCATAGTTTCTTGTTAAGTGATGTTACCATCTTAATCACGCAATCGGAATATTGTTTTACAGTGCTTTCCGCACAGTTCTCTAATCTTTTACTTGCAGTATATAGCTTAAGTATCTTCTGCCAACCGGATTCACTCGTGATAAGTTGCGTATTCTCTTCTTCAAGCTTCAATCCGTGGAATTGTATACAGAGTACATTTTGTAATTTCTGCAATTGTTCTTCATTCAAAACTTCTTTCATAGCACTGGTTACATTTCTTATTATGCTTTCAATATTATTCATAAAAAACACCCCTTTCAAGAATTATATTACTCTCAAAAGAGGTGTTTCCTGTATATTTTCTTTGTTTATTCCTGTCTAAAAATTGCGTTTTGAATACAAATTTTGATTAATACACAAAATTCAGTTAGTGTATTAAATGGGAAAGACCAAATTATTGTCCAATAACAGTACCTGTTACACTTAACTCTGTGCTGAAAAGCCATGTACCATTTTTCCTTGCTTGTAATCGTACACCGTTGATTTTTTCGGTTGTATTATTTATTAGAAATGAGTTGATCACAAATGAAACTCCATCTATCGGATTAATACTAATTGCCGGATTATTATTATATTCAAATCCGTCAAAGTAGAATGCAAAATCCCCATACGGAGATTCAGTTGTAACAGTAATGTCAAAGTAGAATATTTCGGTTATGTTTTTGGTTCTTATCTGCTTGCTATTTAATTGAGGCTAAAACTTAGATCATTTCCAGATATAATGCAAGCACTTGCATACTCTGGTATTTTTAAAACCAATGCACCATTATTGCTTCCTTCATAATCAATCACTGCTCCACCAAGTCTTAATATAGTAAAATTGTCATTGTTATGAGTATTGATTATGTCGAAAATATTAATATCGGCTTTTTGACCAAAAATCATAAAACTTTCATAAATTGAATTAGTTTTAGCAATATAAGTTTCTGCATTAGAGCTGGTTACCATCATATGAATGCGGTTATCCTGCTTGCTATTTAATCATCGAATTTGCATAGAAAGTATATTCATCCAGATACCGGTGTAACCACCCACACATGGAACGATCAATTGATAGTATTTCGAACATTCCGTATTTTCCGTATCTATACCCGTGAGCAGTGCAATAAACGGTGGATGTTCTTAAATATAGGTCTAATGGTATATTAACCGGGAGATTATCCCAGTTATTTTTTATTATTTCTGTAGCATTACCAGATCCTTTTATTTCAATCGTCATCGTGCGGTTGCTATTTAATTCATTAAGTGCCCCTATAACCGTCTTGTTTTGCGTCTCTAATTTTGCAAAAACTTTGCTTGCGAGCTTGTCTAAAAAGTAGTCAGCTAAAGTCGACAATGTGACACGCTTGTTTGCTTTTGGAGTTTTGTCTGCATCCAGTGTCATAACCTCATCAGTATCAGTCGGGTTTGTATCTGTAGTGTAATCTGTCCATTTTGCCATAATTATTCCTCCTTAAGATAGTTTTCTTTAATATAGTCATCTACCGCTTTCAAATGAGATAAAAGTTCATCACTCATTACGATAAAATTCCCCTTAATGTTTTGATTCGCCAATTCTCCTTTTTCTGAGACTTCGGAAAAAGTGAAAGAAACTCTTTCACCCTCCCCTGTTGTAAATTTTGTAAAACTGGTTAACATTTTTTTCATATTATACCTCCGCTTGCATCGTATCTACATAGTTCTGATATTCCATTTCACCGATATATGAATAATCGATATCCCGTTCTTCTACGTTTTCATTGTAAACATCTATTCTGTCATATTCGTAGTCCTTTTGGCGTGCCTTAATTTCCCATGAAAAGTTTAGGCTTTCCGTGCCCTCTACGACAAAGTATGTTTCATGACGTTCAGATACCCATACATCACCTTTCCCATTCTTCTGTAAGAATACTTGATATTTACAACCGCTTGCGATAGTTTCAGAGAATATCGGGTCAATGCTGATATAGCATTTTCCGTCAGCTCCTATTGTGCCCTCTCCGACATCTCCGAACATTGGTGCCGGAGTTTCGTAAGCATTCAAAAGTCTTCTTGAATAACTTTTTGTGTTGACTATCCTGTTCTTTTTCCCTGTTACTGAAAAATTACCTGTGATACTAAGATTTTTCCATATATTCCAATTGTACTTTGCTTGAAAATCTGCTACTTGTGTACCAGTATCATCCCACATTCCAATATATTCTGGTGAAATTTGAACTCCCATGCTATTAGTACGATTTGTAAAAACAGAAACTCCTCCTTGAAGTTTTACATATTTTTCGTATTCGCCGGAATAATCTACTGCATCTTCGTATGCAATGATTGGCTGTCCTCCATATGTTTTCAGTCCTTCGTTGTCAACAGATATGCTTTTCCAACCAGAAGAATGATACACTTCAATCGTTCCTTGTTCGTTGGCTTTTCCTCCTAATTTAAGCGTACCGCCCTCTGCATAAGAGAAATTAAGATAGATTTTTCCGTCTTTAAGGAAAAGTCCTTGTACCTGTCCGTTATTTGTCAGCCGATTAAAGATATCTTCCTGTGTCAGTGCTTTGTTCAAGTCATCTACTGCGGAATCATCCGTATATTTAACAGCTTTCTCCCAATCAGTAGTTACAAATACGCCGGATGCTTTCGCAACTTTGCACCGCATCAAATCTCCACTTTTCCCCTGTGTCCAAAGGTCACCGACATCATAAGGCGGTGCCGGTGTGGTGACGAACACTCTACGCTTGCTGTCTGCCGTGTCCTGTGCATTGGACGCGTCTTTCATTGCCTTATCAATTTGGCTGTCCTTTATGCGGAACCACTGCCATACACTGTCAATCTTAAGGAATCGGTATGTATAACCTTTTGTTTTCCAGAAGAACAGGTCACCGTTGTGCACGGTTTTTAATTCATCGGTTGTCCATGCGGATGCCGGAACGTTGCTAAGTGTCGGCTCGTAATCGTAGAAATAGGTGTCAATCTTGCCGTCAATCTGCGTCTGAATATCTTCTATCTTCGGGTCGTAGGTATTCTGAATGAAATCATTTACCGTGGAATCATCCGTATAGTTATCTTTCTTTCCCCAGTCCGAAGCATCAAAGTTTCCGCTTGCTCTTGCAGTCGTGCACACCTTGATATCCGCTCCTGTGAACCATGTGTCACCGACATCGTAAGGTGGCTTTGGCTGGGTAACATAGATAGATGCTTTTCCGTCAATTTTGTCGAAAACTTCATCCGGGATAGAGGATTCAACCCAGTGTCCGCTCTGATAGATGTATTCTTTATTCCCTGTCTTTGTGTGCCACAAATCACCCTCATGCATGGCTTTTTCTGATTCTATGACAAGCAAAATTTCGTTCCCATTCACATCAAGAATCTTGTTTCCGTTCACGTCACACCATGCAGTTGTTTCTACTGTTGTCCACGAAATAGCCGGGTCTTCGTCTTGATACCATGTTTCAATCTTTTGGTCGAGCTGTTCTTTGATTTTTTCAACATCTTCTGCATAAGTTATATTGATAAAATTCTCAACGGTTGTATCATCGGTATATTTAACAGCCTTAATCCAGTCACCTACGCTATACTTCTCGCCATCTTTCTTAGCTGTCACGCATCGTTTTAAGTCTGACGTATCATCACCAACCCACAAATCCCCGATGTCATAAGGTGGGAATGGTGTGGTTACAAATACACGCTTTTTGGTCATGGCAAGGTTATTTGCACTTATCGCATCAGCATCCGACAGCTTTTCCCATGCAGAGCCGTTCCATCTCTTCGTTTCCTGTTCGTCCGGGTTATACCACAAATCTCCCTTGTGGTTTGCTTTCAGTTCGTCAGTAGTCCATGCTCCGGCCGGATTAATAGACTGGTTATATGTCTCAATCTTACCGTCAATCTGTGTCTGTAAGTCCTCTCCAAGTGCATCAAGTTCTTTTTTAACTTCATTTGCCTTTGTGTCATCCGTGTATTTAGATGCCTTTTCCCAATCTGTTTCGGAAAATGTAGCAGATTCAGAACGTGCAGTCTTGCATCTCATGATATCCCCGTCACCGCCTTGAACCCAAAGGTCACCGATATCATAAGGTGGTGCCGGTTGTACAACGAATACTCTTCGTTTTCCGTCTGCGGTATCCTGCGCTTTCTCCGCTGCTGCTAATGCTTTTGTAATATCGGTATCCTGTATCAACTGCCATTTCCAAGTGCCGGTAGCATCTTCTTGCGTGAATCGGTACGAATAACCTTTGGACTTCCAGTAGAACAAATCTCCCTCATGCTCTTTCCTGGTTGTCTCAGTTGTCCATTCGGATGCCGGGTAATTCTGCATGGTTGGCTCATAATCGTAAAACCAGTTTTCGATCTGCCCGTCTAAACGTGCCTGTATCTGCGCAATAATAGGATCGTAAGTTGCTGTGATAAAATCATTCAAGCCAGAATCATCTGTGTATTTGTTACGCTTCTCCCAGTCGGAAGAGGTAAAATCTCCTGTCTCACGGCTTTTTACGCACGTCATAATGTCAGATGTGGAACTGTCAAACCACAAATCACCAGTACTATATGGTGTAGATGGTGTGTTAATGAATATCTGTGCTTTTCCGTCAATTTCATCAAATACCGCATCCGGGACAGGCATTTTTACCCATTCTCCGGATTCTGAATACCTGTACTCTTCATTCGTGGTTGTGTTCTTCCATAAATCACCGATATGAGATGCTTTGGTTTCTTCGAAGTAGAGATGCATTTCATTCCCGTCTATGTCGAGAATTGCATTTCCATCCACATCACACCAAGGTATTTCCGTAATTCCACCCCAGTTAACCGCCGGGTCGGTAGGCTGATACCATGTTTCAATCTTGTTTGTAACTTGGTCTTTCAGATTATTGATGTCTTTTGTGTATACATTGTCAACAAACTTTTTGACAGCTATGTTTGCGATAGCTTCAAGTGTCTGTCCACCGATGGCAAGCGATTCCGCACGGATATCCACACGGCCTGTTTCAGTATCCGCATAAAACGTGATATTGCCATCTTTGTCCCTGATAGTTAATGCCCCGGTATTTATATAATCCGCATTTATTCCGATAGCATACAATACTTTTGCCACCAAATCACCAGTGAGGAAGAAACCGTAAGGATAGGTCTGTCCACCGTCTGTTGATACACCTACAGCATCGGATGTAATCTTGATGACGTTTTCGGATTCACTCATTGTCGGCTTGTCATGCAGATATGTTATATAAGAGCCGTCAGCCTGTCTCACCTTACTGGTGTACATTCCTTTTGCATTTGCAAGAGTAGTCTGTAAATTCTCAATAGCAGATTCCATTTCTTTGCGATTTTTATTTGCTTCTGCCTGTACTTTGTGATACATCTCAGCGGATTCACTGTAGTATGTACTGCTATTTGTTTCCGGGTCTTTGATGCCACAAGACAGTTCTGATTCTCCCGGATAAGAAAAATCATGTGTGGTTATCACTGTTTTGTACGCTTTGTCGTTTTGGTCTACGATAACGGCACAATCCATGATTTCTGCGGTCGGGTAAGGAAAAAACGTTCCAGAGAACGATGTCAGTGTCACACCGTTCAACACATCTCCGATTAATTCCAGTGCTTTTTCTTCTGCGCCAGTGATTAATGGATTGGTTATAGTCAATGCATAGTCGTCCGTTCCGTTCAGATATTCTACGTCCTTGTTGTTTACACGCTTTGTAGTTCGGATTCCAGTAATCGTTACCGGGTTCATCCCTACTGTTGGATAATCCGAATATTCTGATAAAACATGGTACTTTGCGTTTTGCGTTGACAATTCAGTGTACAGAGTACCGTCTGTAACGTCTTTGAGTGGCTCAAAATCGTAACTTTTAATGCTAAGTGAACCATTCTTAATAATTGCATTTCCGACCGCTATTTGAGCAATATAGCCAATGATTTTACGAGCCGTTGTCTTTTCCGGCATGCTCTTAATTTGAAAATTTTCGTTCTTGAAATGAGCATCTGCAGCTGTAATTCCAACGAACGCACAGACTTCTAATAACAGGTTTCTTGCAGTTGCCGGATAGGAAAGCTGAGAAGTAAATTCTTTATTGGTTTTATACATAGCATCATAAGCTGTGATTTCTATAACTTCTCCCGTTGCTACCGGAGAAGTGACATAAAATACGCCCTCATTTATTCTTTCCTGTGTACCATCTTCCAAGTCTGCTTCTGTGTATAATGTGATCTGTGAATAAAAGAAATCATAATCCGAAAATCTTCCATCCTCATTGAACAAGGACAATGTGATAGTTTTGGACAGAGCGGAACCCAGCGGTAAATCATCACCGCCGGATTCCGAATATCCGTTGTCAGAAATGGCAAAATCATCCTCTGAGTTTAGTGTTATTTCAGAACCATCTGAAAATAAAACTTTTGCGTAAGAGTAAAATGGCCCGCCATTCTTTATAACTTTTTTAAAATTGTTACTTACATTTTTCATCTTCTACCCCTAACTATTTAAGGTCAGCGACTGTCTCAATCGACAGCCGGAGTTATTTATAATGACAACGGATTGATACAAGTTACTTGAAAGCTTAATTCGCTATACCTTTCTTCTCCGTTATTAAGACGTACAACCGGAAGATTATAATTAGAAGCATAGAATTTTCCAGTTTCCCACTGCGCTTTATATGCGTTAAAATGGTAGAAATCAAATTCATTTTTATTCATAACCTGTCGGAGTATATTTGACGCTTCTTTTGCACTGATATCTGTCCATTTTAAGTTATATGCTTCTACGGTAAACATTACCGTGTTTTTCATATTCCCTTTTTGCGTACGTGTAGACTTTGCAGTAGAGGTTGTCGCAAGTTGTACTGTATATCCGTCTTCGTCAACGTCCGGGGCGGTGTATGTTCCGAACCTCAAATGCTCCTGTGCCATATCATCACCCCCTACGCCATCTCAAACGGATTCATACCCGTCTGTGACATTACTACTTTTCCCTCTTCTACCACTGCTTTATATATCTGCTTACCTTTCAGATATACTGGGATTTCAATGCGCTGTTTCTGTCCACCGCCGGATTCTTCCCTTACAATCTGCCGGATTAAGCTTTCCGGTGCTTCGATGTTGTTTCCGTTCTTCTGGTCGCCGAGTACCGCCATGAACTCTTTGTTTGGTGGAATTACTGCACCTTTCGCAAGATACGGGATGTAGTTCGGACTCCAATATCCGATATTAAATCCAACAGAACTCCAACCTGTAAACTCCTGCAACCATTTTGGCAACCGAATATTCATGTGGTTCATAGCACTTGCAAATCCGTTCTGCATCCTCTGGAATCCACGTAACATAGCGTTCATAAAGCTGATGATTAGATTTACCGGACTTTTTACAACCGATGCCATTGCGTTCCAAATTCCGGCGAATATATTCTTAATACCATTCCACGCTCTTCGCCAATTCCCAGACAAAACACCATTTACAAAATTTACAATACCGTTAAATATCTGTTTTACCGAATCGAAAAGATTTTTAATATTCTGCGCCCATCCGTTCATATAATCGCCAATGATTCCAAATGCCTTTGTCCAGTCTGTTTTAAAAATACCATTCACAAATTTTGAAAACGGTGATAAAACGAAATTTTTAATGAATTCAAAAACTTGGTTCACAAGGGTCTTTATTAAGTTAAGTGGCGTGGTGACTATTGTTGCCATTAAATTCCATACGCCAATAAAAATATCTTTTATTCCCTCCCAAGCTTGTTTCCAATTGCCGGTAAATACTCCTGTAAAAAATTCAACGATACCGTTAAATATCTGTTTTATACCATCAATGATATTGCTGATAGTGGAAAAGAAAAGATTCATGTAATCGCCAATAATTCCGAATTGTTTTGTCCAATCGGTTACAAACGCATTACTGAGCCAATCTGCAAAATTTAACATTGTCTGTTTTACTTGATCCCAATGAGTTACTAAAAGTACAAGGATTGCAATCACAGCCGTTATTACAATCGGGATTATTCCAACTGAGGATATAATCGCACTAATTGCACCGATAAGACCTTCAGAGCCAAGTATTGAAATCAATCCAGATATTCCGTTGACGATCATTGCGATTAATGGTGTGATTTTTCCGGCAGCAAACGCACCCATCAAAAGCGAGCCGATCAATTCAATTATCCAAGAGTGCTTGCTTAAAAAGTCAAAGAATCCTGCTATTCCATTAATCAATGTCGGTAATCCTTTTTCTATTAGCCACTTCAAAAATGGCAATACAATAGTTGTGTATAATTCGTACACATAATCACCAATGACTTTAATTAATGGTTGTAATTTTTCCAAAACATTTCTAATCGAATCAAGTAATGGATAAAAATCAAGTTTTCCAACCCAATCAGCCGTTGCCCATACAATCTTATTAATAATATCTAGGATTGTTTGGAAAATATCAGCAATTGCCTGTACAATTGCCGTACCGACTTTGTTTTTGTTCCATGCCACATCTAATTGTCTTGCAACATTCCCGATAGTCGTAAAAATTCCTTGCGTTATTTGCAAAATTGTTTCCAAAATCTTTGTGCCTGTACCATTTGTCCAAACTTCAAGCATGCTCTTTCCGACATCTGTCACCAGATTTTTTAATTCGGTAAAAGCGTATTTAGCAGAATCAATAGTATTTTGTCCCTCTTTGTCCCACGCTTCTTTGAACGGTTTGAATATTTGCGAGAGAATATCCTTTAACTTTTCCAAGATTGGAATATCTGAAATTGCCACCTCTTCAAACATCGGTGACGTTCCACTGCCACCGCCAGTATTCGGTGTACTACTTGATGGATTTTTAGAACCGGAATTGTTTTTATCCTGTTGTTCCGTGTATCGGTTCAAATCATCCAATGGCGAAAGATAATCCTCTGTAGCGTCAGTTGCGTCTTCTGTAGCGTCTGCAACATCTTTTGTACTGTCTGCATCTTTCTTTGCGCTGGATGCCGTCTTATCTAAACTCTTCGCATAGTCTTTTTGCACTGCTATAGCTTTCGTATATGTTTTCTTACCGCTTAGGAAAGCGAAGAACATACTTACATAGCTTGCAGCTGTCGAAATCATGTCGATAAACTTAGACAGTATCGGTGCTACTACGGAAAGTATCGGGGCAAATGCTGTTGCGAGTGAGTTTTGCAAGCGTACCAAACTGCCCCACAACATCGACAAGCTGTTATTTGTATCACTGGAATACTGAGACAGGTTGTCGAATCCCACTTTGATTCCGCTCATCACAGCCGAAAACGCACGGAAAGCAACACTCATAAGCAAGGACATACCAAGCATACGGCCAAGGCTCATTCTTGCGCCACCGGCAGATTTCGAAACACCTTTTATGGATTTTGATGCCCGCTTGCCGGATGAACTCATTTTATCGTTCGCATCTGAAGCTTTAAGCGTTTTGGACTTATATTCGTCTACAGTTCCTTTTATGGATTTGTAAGACGTATTTAACCGATCATTGATATTTGCGAGTTTGTCTTCTGCTACCGCAAGCTTTTCCATATCGGATTTTGCTTCTTTGGTTCCTGTTCCTGTTCGGAATGCAGTGCCACTTGCTTCTAAGTCCTTTAATTCTCCCTCAGCATATTTGATAGTATTTGCAAGCTCATCAATGTCATATTGCTGTCTCTTGTAAGTATTAGAGTTCTTCTTTCCACCATTTGCAAGAAAACGTTCCTGTGCTTCTGTGAGCCGATTCATCTTTGCTGTTGCTTGATCTATCTGTGCCTGTATTTCCCTGTATTCCTCTGTCGGAATCTTCTGGTTGCCATATTCGGCTACTTTTCTTTTTAATTCTTCTACTTTTTCGGATTGCCTAGCATATTCCCGGCTAAGTTTTGAGAACGAATCAATCTGTTTCTCTATTGATGCTTTGGTTTTGGCACTAACTCCATTCAGTTCATTTGCCATTTTTCTCAGTGATGATTCTATCTCTCTGCCACCGGCACTCATACCATCCGAGTTGATTTCGGTATCAATAATAATGCTACCGTCTGCCTGTGCCATAGCAATTCCTTTCTACCGTTAATTTTTTACGGTCAGCGAACATCCACAATTGATGTCCGGTTATTTCTTCTTGAACCCGAAAAGTTCTCTTAATTCTTCCTTTTCGGCTTCGCTACGTTCCTGTGTTTTGGTCTTTAGATCAACCATGTTTTTGTGTTCTTTATAATAATCTTCTTCCCACTTTTCCAGTTTTTTTCCTCTTCTTTTTTTATCCCTTATACTGACGATAGTGGAAAATGTGCTTTCTCCGACTTCCATGTATGCACCAAGGAATGTCCACCAATGCATATATTCTTCCGAACGCACATCCTTTCCTATGGTCTTGTTAATGGCCGGGATGACAACAGGAGCATCTTTTTCCCAATCCATCAACTGCGGTCTTGGCTTTTTGCTGTCTTCTTTGAATCCGCAATCTATGAATTCCCCGCCTTTTTTCATGGCTTCTTCATAGTCTCTAGGGTTCATACTGTCGAAATCAATGTACAGAATTTGCAACAACGTAAGCGCACGCTCTTGATTCTTTTCTTCTTCCGTCATATCGGGTTCAAAAATATCCGGGTCGTTCATAGCAGAAAGAATATCCAATATCACACGGAAGTCTGTGCGTATCCGATATTCTTTGCCATTAACATCTAAGGAAGTGGGAAGTTTCCACGCATACATTAGTTATGGTACTTTGCCACATATTTGTTCATGCGACGTTGTACCTTTTTTGATCTGCAATTAAATTCTCTTTCAATTACTTTTGCAACTGCATTGAGAACATTTTCTACATACAGTTCGCCGTTTTCCAGTGCCGAAAACGCACCAAGAATCTTGAAAAAGGATTCTCCCGCATCTGCATTGATGAGGTAGGATATTTTTTCCACAATCTCTTTTTCTGCTTTTGATACTCCGTCTTCGCCATCCGGCATTTTGTAAGTGTTGAAAAATTCGATCACTTCATCCAGTCGGTTTACGATATTTGTATCTGATGGACGGAATTCAAACACACCAAGTTTTTTTCCTTTTTTGTTCTCGATAGTATAGGACTTTGAACCATCATCAATGATGATCTTGTTTTCATTGGACGGCTTAATCAATTTCTTGCTCATAAGATGCACCTCTTTCAGAATTAATCAGCCAGTGAATTTACGCTTGCCGGTATCGTACCAGCCGTAAACTTCGGATTTCCTGTTTTAAGTGATTCAGCTGTTACATAGCCTTTTGTTCTATCACCATCAAACGAGATGTTAAATGGGATATTCACTCCGGCAGTGTCACCGCCGTAGCTCTGAGGTTTTACGAGCACTTCCTGTACATAGGCAAGATGATTCGTTGCGCTTGTGTCTTCCACGATCACTTCAAGCATCAGTGTTTTGCAAGCATCACCTTTTAACTGATCAAGCGCAATGTCTCTGATGTGTGGATATAATTTTGAATCCGGATCCGCATAAAACGGGTCTGCACTAATGGACGGCTCATACCCGTTGTCTGTTGTTTTTGTCTTGCCAAGAATCGTTTTCTTGGTCGATGTATCCGGGTTGAGTTCGACAGACATTTCTTCGATGTCTTCTCCGATGACTTCAAACTCTGCGGATTCTAAGACTTTTTTGAATGTGGTGTCTAAATAGTGTGCTAATGCTTCACGATTTAACTGTCCCATATTATCTTTCCTTTCTACCGTTAATTTTTTACGGTCAGCGAGCATTTCTTATTGATGCCCGGTTAATTAGTTCTTCTGAATATATTCCTGTATTTAAGAGACATACTAATCACCCAGTCTTGCACGTTGTTTTCATAGGTTTTGTCAAGATATGATGGTGTGATTCGTGTAATCTCTTCTATTTTTCGTTCCTCTGTAAGTGTTGGGTAAGATGTAAGCTTATGCTTTTCGCCATCAATCACGACTGTTTGTCGTTCCAGCCATTTACCTACACTATCAAGGAATTCCTTGATATCCGCTTTCATATTCGGAGAATCACGGGATGTTCTGTACACGATATAAAACGGGTAGTTGCAGAGCTGGTTCACCTTACCTGTTATCGATTTTTTCTCCTGTGCAATCACTGCACCGGATACCGGATAGAATGCTATTCCATCATCTTCTTTCAGAGTGGAGAATTTAAACACTTCTCCGGTTTCCAATCCAGGATACTGATTCAGCAAATCTTTAAGTGCATTTGTTACAATGTCGTATCCGTCAACATCGTATTTCACTGTTTTTTTACTATCCACCGCCTGCACGTTTCTTCACTCCTTTTACCCATGTATCACCAAATTCATCTTTAGCAGCATCAAACCAGTGATCTGTCGCAAAAGAATTCGGCTCTTTCGAGAACTGGATATCACGGTCTGTTACCACCTTTTTCGCCCCCGGTCTCGCCCACGGAGAACCTGTTTCCGGGTCTACCATAACTTTCCCCATGTACAGGTATCTTGCGTAAGGACCATATCCGGCATAAACCTTTCCACTACCTTTCAAGGCTTCGTTCTGCGTATTGGTTGTATCAATCAGCATCCCGTCTCTTTGTGGAATATACTTTTTTGTGCCTGTCCATACCTGTTCATCTAACCAAAGTTGAGCATCTTGGAATTGTTTTTCAAATCGGTCAAGATTCACATTCACTTTGATGTCAGCTTCAACTATCGAGATGTTCGGAAAGTGAAACATTCTGCTACGTGCCATTTACTTTCCCCCTATCTCAAAATGTGGGATAAGTGTGTATGTTCCGACATTTGTGATTAAGAATACATTGTCGTGATTTTTGTTCATATAATCATAAAAGCCACCATCTTTCCGGCTCTGATAGTCTTCATCTGTTATCATCTTTTCATCATGTTCGCCCTCAATGAAAAAGTCACCGCTTGCAAATGTGACGGTATGTCCAAGTGTATCGTTAATTTGTTTCGCCCATTTTTTAGGCTCAAGATACTTTTTGCCAGCTACTACTTTTTCATCGGATGCCATGCGGTATAGAACATGGAGTGTTGCCGTGTCAGCCGTATCAAGTCCTGTCTTTTCGATGTTTGCGGATTTATCAACAATGAGTTGAACACCTTTAATTACGGTCGGATACCAAAATATTTCATCTTTCTGATTCACGTATTTGTTAAATACCGTTATAGTTTTGTCATACATTGGTATCACCTCTCGTTAATAAAACTTCTTACCGCATTTTTCACACTTCCATATGTGCCGTGTTTCTTTAATCCCGTTTCCGATATCTTCCAGATACGTTCCGGCATGGATTTTCTTTTTGTGTTTACAAAATAATTTATTGATGATTCTTAACACGCTTTCCTCACAATCCGGCATACAAAAGGCAAATTCCCCTGTCGTTGGTTGCTCCGGCAAGATACTCTGTAGCAACGTTTAGCAACAAGGCATTTTCCACTTTTTTATCCATAGATGCCTGAGCATACACATTGCTACTTATATTACTTCCGGTAGCATAGGAAATGCTTTCATTCCCCGATGAAACAGAAGAGACGGCCTTGTTAACGACCGTCCCATCTTCTTTCTGTATAGTTCCTACGGTATCCATAGAAGCTTTTTTAATCTGATCAATTTGATACATGGTATCAGCAACCGCACAGACAGCCTTTTGCACTTTCGTTTTAACTCGCTCATTTTCTGGAAGTCCGTCAACAAGGCGGTCGAAAGTATATTGGTCTATGCGGTCACTGGCACGCTCTGCATACTTAAGGAAGTCACTTTCCGGCACAGTATCACCATAGAATTTGTTTTTATAAAATTCATAATCTGTGTACGCCATAATGTTCCTCCTGCTACTCCTGATCTTCTTTTTCAGTAGATTTTCCGCCTTTGTTTCTGCCTTTGATCTCTTTGTATTTATTTGGGTTATTCTTCATCAACTGAGCACTCATTTCATGCTCAGTTGATAAGGTTCTGCCCGTTTCCAAGTCTTCAAACTGTCTCATGCTTACTCACCTTTCTTATTTTTGAATATAAGGTCTGGCATTACAGATTTGGTTCCGTAATGGTAGAAGAGTTCGATGCCATATGCTTCTGAAAGAGGAATCTTCTCAGCACTGTATGGTGTGGATTTAACAGGCTGTGCGATAGATCCATCAACCATCACGATCACATCAACGTCTGTCGGCATGTGCACGCATGAGAATGTTTTTACGCCATGATAAGCGTAGAACTCTTCGTCAGCAACGCCAACACCCGGCACTGTAACTTTGTCCAGATATGTGCGGATTTTTCCGTAGAATTTAGGTGTACAGATCATGTTCATCATAGAACGTGGTACTCCGTCCACATATTCATTCTTGGTGGTTTCGCACTGCTGAATCATGGTTTCAGCCTGTTCCTCAATAGCTGTAATACCTGTCAGATCAACTTCTGTCGCATCTGTTCCGGCAACTTTGAAGAACTCAGTGTCGAGTTCTGCGATCATTCTAAGCGCATGGTTTGCTGTTCTTTTTGCAATAAGTCCCTCTACTCCGAGAAGAGATACGTCTTTCTGTTCAACCTCTTCTACGATTTCCTTATCAACATTAATCGGAATCGTAACCGGCTTTCCTTTTACTCCATCACCTTTAGATGCATTTCTGGCTGTTCCGTAATTCTTAGATGTCGCATTTGCGAATCTTTTCGCTTCTACGGTTCCGGCTGACGGATCACCGGAAAGTTCGGTATTCTTCATTTTTCCAGAAATAGTGTTCTTCTGGACGTTTTCAATGACCTTTCCGTACTCTTCTGCAAGAAGCATTTTTCCGGTTGGGTCAAGTAACATGTTTAATGATGTAATTCTTGTTGTTTCTGCCATTTTTGTTCTCCTTTAATTCTTTAAGGTCAACGACTATCTCCTATCAATAGCCGGATAACAGTATGGTTTTACCAAACAGTTCCAGGAACAAACGGCTCTGCTTTTTGTTCACTTCCGCCTTTTTCTGTAGGTGTAGTGAATACTGGCGGTGTCTTACCATCAGTCACGAAAGCGTCTTTCTGAGATTCTTTCAGCTCTTTCATGTAATCATCAAGACCAAGAATCTTTTCACCCTCACGTTTCAGGCCCTTGTCTTTAATCATGTTGATGATTCCTGTTTTTGCGAAATCAGAACTGAATTTCTCGCCCGCAAGAGCCTTTGTCAGAACGTCATTGAAATCTCTTTCTTCAATCTTCTGGTTGTACTCTTTTTCACTGGCATCAAGCTTGTCTTTCCATTCTTTTTCTGCATTCTCAGCTTTCGTCTTCCACTCATCACGTTCTCTTGTGATCGCATCGAAGTCTTTTCCCTCGAACCCGTCCAAAGTCTCTTTCGCTGTTTCATACTGTGTTTTAAAGTTGTCACGTTCCTGTGTCAGAGTTTCTACTTTTCGTGTCTGCTTATCATAGTCAGATACGCTTTTGTAATTCTCTTTCACTGCATCTTCGATTGTCTTTTTCTGCTCATCTGTAATTTCAAGACCGGCATCCTTGATAATCTGAATAATATTTTTCATGTTGCATATCCTCCTCAACGTCTCTTATTAACCGCTTCGTCTGCGGTAGGGATTCAGACAGATGAACCTCTGTCGGGGTAATCGGGATACACGGAATCGAACCGTGGACATAAGTCTTTTTTTAAAGAGATGATTGTGACTTTTGTTCTACCATTGAACTATATCCCGTTAGTGGTTGGTGTAAGTGTTCCCTCTATACAGTTCCAACCACTGTTACGGCTATTTGACGGTCAATCTGCATATTGTTCCGTAACTAACTCTATGCAGAAAAAGGATAGTCGGACATGAATCCATGCACCATACTGTGCACTATCCTTTGCGGAATGAAAATTTATCATATTATATCTTTAGGAGGTAACATAAGATGACGGTTCCCTAAGTCCGCAAGCTTAAGGGAAAACCTAACGGGCGTTTGACCGCCCTTTAATCAGCATTCCGCTATTAGGTTTAATTGAAAGGAGGTGTATCAAGAAAAGAAAATGTCCTATGTGATTCACCATGTTTATTGTATAATGTAGAGGTAATAAACTTGTCCCCCGTGATAGAGTTTATCAAGAGCCATTATGTGTTATTTAAAACCTTTTACATCTCTGCAAGCTTCTTGATTTGCCTTTGAATCTCTTTCCGTTCTTCTGCAAAATCTGAATCCATCACCATAGAGGAAAGCATGTCGTACACTTCTACCATAAGTTTCCCGACACTTTCCATCAGTTTGTCTCTATGTGCCTGATCTCCGTTCTGTTGATACATCTCTTTCGCCATAATGTACTGGTCATATAGTGCATCAATGTTTTTATCGTACTTTCCGTTACTGTATTTCTTGATAAGGTTTTCCGATGCATCCGCAATCATCCCCGGTACGCTTTCACATTCCAAAGATTTCATATTGCACAATGTAGATGTAATCATGTACATTGCCTGTAAGTTAGACATATTTAAGTCTTTCATTGCAGATGCTTTCTCACGTTCAAGCTGTTCTTCCAAAATCTTTTTGATCTCGCTCATTTATTACACCCCGATTCCTTTCATTTTCTTTTTGTATTTGTCGTGAATCTCCGATTGAATTTCTGTGATGTATACCATGTCGTATCCGGTAGATATGAGGTCGTTAATCATACATTCTACAGTTTTTAATTCTTCGCTTACATCCTCTACCAAACATTCCACGAACATAGCATCAGCCACATGACCGTTTTCTCTTAGCGTGTGTGCGTACTGTTCGTACACTTCCTTCGTTTCGGATTCCCAATTGTGGTACTCAACAAATCCATCTTCTACAGCTTTCTGCTTTGTGCTTTTCCCAACACTTAAACGTTTGGCCGTTCTCCACGCATCCGGGATAACATTCACTTTTCCATCAAATACATCATCAATAAGATGATTGTGATGGTTTATAAAATATCGGCACACTTTCCTACGTTCCAAGCTTTCCGCAATGTGCTGGTACTCATGCATTCGCTTAAAGCCTTTTAAACCGAGAAAATCGAAGTAGTCCGCAAACTGTCCGTGCATCATGACTGCTCCGATAAACCGTTCATTGATTTCGGCAAAGATTTCTTTCGGAGTTTTAACATCTAGGTTGCTTTTAAAATCAATCATAGAAACTCACCCCTTTTCTATGAGAGCTTTTTGATGATGATATTCGCATCCTTAACCAATGTGTCAACTGTGCCAACGTTGCCAACCGATATAGTGACGCTACTTCCGGCCGGAACTGCAATCAATGTAGCTGCACCGACATTCTGATACACATTTGCCGTTGCTACTGTATAGTCCATTTCCGTACCAGAAACCGGTTCCCCGTTCTGTTTGATAGATAACGCTACCGCTCCTATTGCAGATGCCGTAACGTTTCCGTTAAACTCGACTTCGACCGCCATCGGCAGATTTCCACGGTTTGTGATTTCAAAAAGTCCACTGCCGTTGTCATGTGCAAGCCACCCTGTGTTACAAGCACATCTACGGCTTTTCACTCTTGTTTCTGTAAATAATACATTCTGATTTGTTGCTACTGTCTGAGCATTTTTAGCAATAGAATTTAACATATTTTTTCTCCTTTCTTAAAAAAGAGAGCAAGCGCATGCCTACTCTCTTTGATCTTCGCAAGACTACTTTTTCGTAGATATGGATTCTTCCAACATGCTTATGATTTTGTTTTGGTTTTCAATTATTTTCAAAAAGTACTTACTGTCTTGTTCGTGCAAGTGTTTTTCGATGTCGGAATTGCTCGCCTGTGATAGATCGTTGTTAAAATTCGCTATCTGTAAAGCAACTCCGTACACTGTCAGAAAGTCAAGTAGTGATATATTGTTCACTTACATCACATTCCCACTTGCACAGCAGCCATTACCAAATGCGTTATACGCAAAGTATGGGCTGCAAGACATATAAGCCGGTTTTGGTGTCGGTCTCACTGCATCAATAATGTTATTGGTCTGTGATACCTGTGAGATCTGCCAATATGCTGTCTGCAAATCTCTGTCACGATCAGCAAGCTTGTCTCTCAAGTTCTGAATCGTGTTATCCTGGATTAACTGGCGTGTAGCCTGTCCATCTGCCAAGATGCTTTCCTTAATGTCACAGCAACACTGTGCCATCTGTGCCTGCATGTTCTGTGCCTGTAATGACGCATCATATCTACTCTGTAAGATCTCTTTCTGTGTGTTACAGCAACACTGAGCCTGCTGAGCCTGTAAGTTCTGCAAGCCGAGCTGTGTGGTATAGCGGTTCTCTAATACGTCTCTCTGTGTCTCGCAAGCTGTGTTGGACACATTCTGATTTGTGTTAAAGATATCTCTTTTCACGAATTCGTCAGAGACAAAAGCGTCATGTGTTCCGTTGTTGTTTCCCCATCCGTTACCGCAAAACAGGAAAGCAAGAATGATAATCCAGAACCATCCACCGTCACCCCACATATTTCCATCGTTGTTTCTTGTGACTGCTGCTACATCGGCAGCACTAAGTGTGTTTAATCCCTCGTTCATGTTGGTTCTCCTTTTCTTTTATTTATCAAGACGTGTGCACTCCGTCCGGATATCACTTTATTTTATTAATAATGTCGTTTGGATTCATGCCATTTTGCTGGCACATCTCCATAAATACATCTTTCGGGTTTCTTCCTTGGCACATATCCATAGCCTTTTTGATGTTCGGGTTGCTCTGCGCCATATTCTGTAGCATTGCTCCGGGATTCTGTGTATTTTGCATCATCCCCATCATTCTTTGAATCATTCCGAATGGGCCGTTGCCACCCGGCATACCGCCCATCATTCCCATTAACGGATTACTCATGTGTCAGCTCCCCTTTCTGTTCTTCAGGTTGAGGTTTCAATGTATCCAGTAATTTGTTGAATTCTTCTCTTGTTACGTACTTAGCGTCCATGTTTTCCACTACAGGTTGTGAATTGTTCGCCTGTACCTCATGGAATTCAAAAGCCTTAAACGTAACACTTCCCACACCGTCAACAGATTTAACGTAGAAATACGGTGCATTGTTGTCCATCATCCAAGCCGTTGTTCCAGGCTGTACAATCTGATTTCTTGCCCCGTCAATTCCGGCTACCTGTATCCAGTTCACATTCGGCTGTGGCTGTGCCTTATATTGCTGTTGAGCCTGTGATAAGTTGTCTATCCGTTGTCGTAATGCCATCTGGTCTTGCATATAAGCATCCTGTGGCATGTACGGTGTATATGACATATATGGATTCATACTCATACCTCCTGTAAATTAATATTTATTGTTCTCTATGCTTTCATTTTACGCATAAAAAAGAGACCTTAACAGTTCGTTAAAGTCTCTAAAAAGTATCACTTATTATTTTTCGTTCTTTCCAAGAACATTTCTTTCAATGCGGTCTTCTGTTCTACGATTCATCCACATAAGAGCTTCCTCAATATGAGTAAGTGCACAAGCATTTTCTCTTGACGAAAACGGCCCTGCCTGAAAAGCCTTTAAGCGATCACGGACAATTTCCAGTAAATCTGTGTCGATTACACCGTGAAGCGAATCTTTTTCTTTTCGTGGTCCGCACTGCATCTGCAATGTAAGAAGCAGATTCTCTGGTTCCGCTATTAACGATGTGTCATCATCTTCAAGCGTTGCTGTTCCAACCTTGTACACACAATATAAGTGGTTAGCACCACCTGGACCGTTTTCATCTACGGCAAATACATCATTTAATTTTTCTCTTTTCTGAATTGTTGATAATTTTTTCATGTTTTTATTCCTCCACTAATTCAAATCTATACTTCTGCTTCGCATCCGGGTATTTCTTCCTGTCTACTTCACTCACAAACATTCCATAAGGTCTGCACCACACGCAACCAGAACATTCATAGACTACCTTGAACTGTCCTGGCATTTCGCTATCCTGTGCAATATACAGGACTTTCACTGTTTCGCCCTTGAAGTGCCTGTACACCTGTCCCGGTTCAACTTTTCTATTATTCACTGTCGGCGGTTCGTTGCTGAAATACTTCTCGCATTCTGCAAAATCACAGTTTTCTCTCATAAGTGGATGCTTTTCATCCAACTTCTTAATCTCTGCTTTTTGCACGTGAATGTGCTGTCCTACAAGCGGGAATCCACAGCCATAAAGCATTTTCGCCTTAATGTGGTGTGGTTCAAGTCTACCTGTCGGGTCTATGAGGTATCCACTTATTTTAAAAATCTTAGGTATCATAAAATCACCTCTCCAATCTTATAATTGTGTGAAATTCTTTTTCAGATAAGGCACTTTCTGTCACGAGCCAAAGGCTATCGTCAGCAATATTCCTAGAAGCATATACTTTGAATAAAAGTCTAGAAACAATAACATTTTTGGATTTATTTGTCATTGACAAACCATCAAGACTTTTTTCAGGGACAGCAAAAGACAACGTATATGTACTTTCTGCCCCGGTTAAGAACTTCTGATAGTCCATGTGTTCAGAAATAATTGTTTCCCCGGTAGAATAAAATTTAATATTCCACCCGATACGGTTTTTGAGATCAATCATTTCATCTGCCGTCATGTTCGGCGTTTCATCGACTACCGTTTCCTCTGCCGGATACATTTCCCAATCTTCCGCAAGCATATCTTCTTGTGTTGGTGTCCAGTTTGGCTGAAAGCTTCCTTTTCTTGTGTAACCCATAATGCAGTCCGAGAATTGTTCATATTCTGGTGGAATTGGAAGAAACGTTTTTGCTGTTAAGCCTTTGTTTCTTCCAATAAAAATAAACTGTTTTCTCCCATTAAAAAAATTTTCTTTCCATAAATTACGTGTAACTTTCTTTCCATTTTTCATGCATTTTATGGCTTCTCCGAAGTTCATATCTTTATCCCCTTTCAATCATATAATCATCCATTTGCACCTGTTATTTTGTTGTGCTCTTCTTCAGATATTGGTTTTACTCCAACTAAGCAAAATGTATTAGTTTCAGCGTTTGCTCCGTAATATGCTTGGAAATCTATTTTTTCTGTATGGACATTCGAAAAATCCTCAAAAGGTTTTACAAATTCAGCAGTTTCAAAAACAGGAATATACGCTATATGTCCATACTTATATTTGTTTCTTCCTTTTTCGTCAATAATCCAACCAGCGTTAAAATTTATTTCACCAAATCCAAGTACGCCCGATACTTCTTGACCAGTTGCTTCGATGTGCGCTTTACAAGGTTTTACATCTTCAAGCCACATGCCTATACCACCCTTTCAATCTTATCATTCACTCTTCTACTCAATCTCTTGACCGTAGACACACTCACATTCATTTCTTCCGCACAGTCCTCTAAAGGCATAGCTTTAGCACGGAGCCGGAACAGTTTCAATTCATCCGATGTAAAGTTGCATTCTAACTCAAAATAGTCAAGTTCTGGTCGTGTAAAAGAGTATATTTTCATATTTCCTTTGGTTTCTTGTCCGTCATAGCATTTACAAGCTCTTCCCGAGTTTTTTTTAAACCCTCAATGTTATTCCCTGTGATTTTGTTTTCGATCAAATTAAACATACTTCTCATTAATAGATTCATATCATCCCTCGTATTCCTTATGTTCTTATAATCGTTATCAAGTTTCTGATTAATCCCTGTGATAGATGTTTCAATATTCGTTATTCGCTTTTCAATCTGTTCTATACGATTGTCCTGTTTTTCTTTTGGTGCTTTCCATGATTTGTACCACCCGGAAAGCACCGCAACAGCACCACCGATAACAGATATAGCACCGCATATAGCAAGTATCTGTGTTATTAGTTCCATGTGTTACGCTCCATAATTCAATCCGATTCCGGCTTGTCTGTATATCTCTTTTCGCATTCTCTCTTTCAGTTCCTCTACATCAATAGTGACTGTCGTGTTTTCTGCAACCTTTACATTTCTGTAATCATGAGCATTTAATACAGGTGATGCCATATCTTCAATAATCGGTGATGTAAAAGGCGTAAGATACGCTTTTTTCTCCAACCGCTTATTCTTGCACTTGTCTTTAAACGGACAAGCTCTGCACATTTTTGCCATTCTTGTTAATCCACTCATTTTGTATCACCTTTTGCATTAAGATATCTCTGTGCTGCTTTTGCTGATCTCACAGCTTGTGACCTATCCCACTGTGCTACCCGTAGCCGTTCCGAATATTCTTTAAGGTCATTTTCTTTGCAGAACTCACGGTATTGCTTATTCTGCCGTCTCAGCACCGCTGATTTTCGGTCGTACATCTGTTGCAATTCGAATTTAAGCTTATCATCTCCGCTTGCATCTATAGCAGTCTGCAAATTCTGAATCTCTCTCTTGCTGTTGCGAATGCGTCTTTCCATAAGTCGTTGCTTTTTCGAACGATCTTCCGCTTTGATATTGTCTTCGCTCGACAGGTTGATATCTGCATACGGATTGTTTTCGCCGTCACCGGATCCGAAAGAGTGTCGGCAGTTCACACCACACAACCCTGTCACCGTTCCGTAGCCTGTTGATGTTCGGAAGTCCGGGAACCTCTTGTCTTTGCCTGTCCTGGAATAAAATTTTCCTTGCCACCAAAAGTGGTTCGTTGGATTGTTACCACCATCACCAATTCGTGCTCCTACATGTGCAGATACTAAGATGGTGTCCCATTCCAATTCTTCCATTCGTTTTAGTGCGATTGCTCCGGCACACTGGCTTATCCCTGTGCGGACAGTCACCATCGTGGCTGATTCAATGCTCATTTCTCTACCAGACGGATACGATACTTTAACGCCTTGCTTTATCATCCTGTCAACAGCATTCCTGACGGCTTGTGTATATGATATGGCACCGCTTGATGTCATGCGGTAAGCTGTGTCGACCTCTTTTAAAAACAACTTCTGTGCTTCATCTGCAGTTGTTCGTGTGAGGTTTCTCCATTCTCCGCACGTAGCGTTATAATCTCTTTCCAGTATTCTTAGCAATGCCGGAGATTGCAATAAGGGCGTAGGTGATAGTCCTACCGCCCTATATATCGCATCGTCTCTATCGATAGCTTTTATACCAGCTTCTTCAAATGCGCTTTTCAGCTCTCTCTCTTGCTTTTTCGTTTTGTCAGCAATCTCTTTTTGTATGTCTTCCAGTAAGTAGCCGGATTCTTGTAGCACCTGTATCTGCCACCTATCTGTAGCCGTAAGTAGATAATCTTCTCCACGGCCTATACGTACCATTATGCGCTCAATGATCATGTCCATGATGTTTTTATGCATGTCTGACGTTATCTTTTCCGCACCCTCGGTCACATGGAAGAGATATTCCGGTGTAAGCATTACTTATCCTTTCCGCCGGGAATTATTGCTACTAAAAGCAAAAAAGCACAGATAACAATGATATTAATAGTACTTGTTGCCATATTTATTCCCCCTCTACTTCCGGAATACCGGCTACAGATGTAAGCAAGCTTGCCACTCCGGCTACGGCTGTTACTCCGATTGCATATTTCCAATCAATTTCATAGATTCCTTTTCCAACGATCACAAATCCAAGTGCGGTCTGTGCCATCGTCTTAACACATCTTATGCCTGTTGCTTTCAGCCATTTAACAGTGTTTACATTTGGTTTCAATACACAATTTTTAAACATAATATCACTCCTTTTCTTAAGTTTACGAAAGAATAATGTATGTGTTGTACCCTATTCATCGCCAAACAATCCGCTGTCCGGCTTGTTCTGTTCCTGTGCTTCTTTAATCATTGCTTTTGCTTCTTGTTCTGTCATTCCCTCGAATTTTTCAAAATACATCCATGCCGGAACCTTGCCCTGTAAAACATAATTCCACCACCGTGCACGATCATCCTCTAAGTTGTATACAAGGTCTTCAAAATCACATGCAGTTTGGTAGTTCGTTACCGGGATAGTTCCGTTTGCTGTGCCTACTGCATACAGGATATAGATGATTCTGTGCAGTATTCCGTCATGATTCTTTCCGTCCAAAATGTTTCGGAATGCCTGGATGGTATGCAGTGTACGTCTATCGTTAGATTCTACCTGTGTTGCTGTCTGTATGCCTTGGTTCTGGTCGAAAGAGAAATATCCGTTTGAGAATCCACATTTATATCCGATGACGGATAGGTAGAAGTTGATAGCACTCACTCTATCTGTTACAAGTAGAGTAGGCACATGTTCATGAATGGTATTGTCTTCATTTATCCCTTGCTCCAATCCGCTCACAAATCTTGGTAGCTCAATCCCCTGTGCGTTTGCAAATTGTATAGCCGACTGTGACACGAATGTCATGTGTTGACTGTCTTCCTGTTCGTCTCCCATCTTGCTAAGGGCAATATCCAACCATCTCAATTCTTCGATACATTCCGAAAATACCGGAACAGTCAGTGGAGATTCCTTGTCAATCGCATTTGCGTAAGGATTTCGCCAGTAGGCAAACAGTGGATATTCCAGTCCATGCACGTACACTTCCGGCTCAATGTCTTTCCATTCATCTACCCTGTCAAGCGTAATCTCTGTACCGATCATATCTTTGTTGTCTGATCTATAGGCCTTACTGGATATATGGTATACACGTTCCAGTCCGACATCTTCAAATCTGTGGTACTCAGCTTTTGTGTAGTATTTGTCGTTTTTCTTAAGGTAGGAGAAAAAGATAGCTGCTAACGCATCCCCGTCCGTGTTAGTGTCTGTAATCAGAAAGTAATCCGGGTCCAAAAATTCTACATCATCACCGTTGCTCTTGACCATCATTCCACAGGTCGCACAGCTTTCCTCTTGTTTCTCCTGTAAGGTGTTCATCACACTGTCAAATCTCTTTTGCAGTTCATTATTCCCTGTAATCTTGATATCCGTATTAAACAGTGTGAGGTTCGCTATCTCACGACAAATCACATTCGAAAACCTTGTCGGCTTTATCTTCCCACTGGTACACCACTTTGGCACACCAGATCTCATGCTTTTATACAGTGACAGGGCGGTATCCATATCAGAAGACCGCCCTGTTTCAATTCCGAATATGTTTTTAGCGTCATTTACTTTAACCATTTTATTCCATACCGCCTTAATCTTTTCTATCAGTCTCATTGTTTCACTCCATTAATATTGCCATCTTAAGCGTCTGCGTAAGAATGTGTAGCAGAAATACCTTGTATCATCCATAGCGTGGTCATTTTCTTTAATAACTGCATCCTCGCTCTTTTCTTCATCCCATCGGTACATACCAAATTCGTTGATACAGTCTTTACAGTCTTCGTATATCTTAAGCATGCCTTTGTTTAGCATGGTTGTAACCACACGGATACCGTCAAGTACATCATTATCTGCTTTCTTTACTGTATATTCTCCGTATTTCTTAATGACTTCAATGAATGATGCAGCAGACGGGTCTATAATGATGCAATACACCTTTCTATCTCCTATCAGCTCTTTCAGCATTTTATAATAGGCTTCATCATCCACCCTCTTCCCGGTCTCACGGCTGTTATAATACACTTCTGCTTCTCTCTGTGCCGTGCGTCCGTTGAACGCCCACAGTCCGGCAGAGAACGGATTGACTGTACCGTAGTCAATAGATACGATGTATTCTTTCGCTCCTGTCATGTGTTCGTGTGCTACGTGCTTCTCTTCGTCAAACATCTGATAGACAAGTCCCTCGGCCACACACCACAGTCCTAAGATATACCGTTTGAAGAACACACCTACATACATGCTTCTGTATCTCTTCTTAATTGCTTCGGACAGAGACAGGTTATCATCCATTGTAAAATGCAGATACAGGATATTCTTCTGATCGCACTTGTCAATCCAGTTGACTTTGAACCAGTGTCGAGGTCCGTCCGGGTTGCAGTTGAACCAGTATTTAGATCCTGTCACTGAGCAACGGCCTGTTGCCTGGTTGACAAACGATTCCGGCATCAATGCCACTTCATCAAAAAACATTCCGGCAAGTGTGATTCCCTGTATCAAGTCCTGAGAACGTTCATCTTTACCGCCGAATATGTAGAAGAAATTCTGCACATTTCCTTTGCTGACCACAATAAGGTTGTCCGACCGATGGTCTACCACTGTATATCCACGGCTTTTCAACATCAGTTTCAGCCAGAACAGCACATTGCGCCGAAATGATCCGATAGTCTTTCCGGCCATACCGAAATTCTGTTGATTGAATGTGCTCATTGCCCACAGAACATAAGACAGTGACATACACAGTGTCTTACCGCTTCGGATAGCTCCGTCAGCTATGATTCCCTCTTTGTTCTTTACAGGACTGGATTCACACCACCAAGTAAGTACTTTCTTCTGCTTAATAGAAAAAGGCTTGAACTCAAACCCTTGCTTCTTAGCCTTTTCTTTCATGGCAACTGCATGCTTCATAATGCTTTGCCGGATGTTTTGTATTCTGTTCTCAATATTACTCATCCGTCCATACCTCGCTCGCTGTTGCATTTAAGGCATCCAAGAAGTTATCAGTGCTTTCTTCCTCTGGTGTAGAATCTTTGTATTGTGCTTCTAATTTGGCAAGTTCGATATCCATTCGTCTATCGTCCATATTGCGCTTGAGTAATTCTTGCGCACACCTTGTGCGTTCGGATAATGGAGCGTCTAAGTCGAATTGATCTTTCACTTCTCCACGCATGACAGATGTAAGATACTGCATAATCTCAGTGATATCTGCGATACGTGCGTCCTCTATTTGTTTTTGCCGTTTCTGTATATATTCCAAAACGACAGGTTTTTTCATATTCTCCGCTCCGGCTTGTCTCGCCGTCTTCTCACTATATCCGGCTCTTTTTGCAGCTTCTGTCTGATTCCCACACTTTAAGAATTCATCAGCAAACGCTTTCTGCTTCGGAGTAGGTTCTTTCCCTTTCGGCATCTACCCACCCTCTTCCATATATCCATCCATGCTACTCACCGCCCTTGTCTGTTCTACACAGTCTCTTTCTAAGGTTACTGTATCTGTCTGTAATAACATCCAGTGCAATGTTGAGTGCTTGTATCGTTCCATTCTGTCTGTTGTGTTCTTCTACCAGTCTCTTATTCTTTGCAATAAGTTCCTGTACCTTGCACAGTGCCTGTTCTCCGACAGCTTTTGCGTCTTCTACCTCTTTTTGCAGATACTCATTCTTTTCTTTCAGCTTTTCATTCTTTGTAATCATGTCACTGAGTTTCTTCTGCATTTCTTCTTTAATCATATCTTCTGTTGCTTCTGTATAAGTCTCAATCATTCTTTCACCGCCCTCCATATATCGTTTAAACAATTTACAATCTCTATCTGTGATGCTGTTCGGATAAGTTCATAATCATAATATTTCCATTCCCCGTTTTTCTTTCTCTCTAATACTCTGGTAGATAGGATGTACATGGTGATAAGTCTATTTTGCTCCACAGAATAAAACTGACTTGTCCCCATCTTTACAATCAATCCTTTTTGCAGTATTGCTTTCTGTAACTTTTTAGCAATGCTATTTAGATTTGCCATGCTTATCTACCTCCCGGCATTAAACCATGCATCAAAATTCTTCATTCTTCTTTTCCTTGCCCGGTCATAAGTGGTTGTTGTCCGGCTTGCATCATGCATAGCACTTGTATCCCCTTTCTCTATCTTTCGGTTAAACTCATGCATCTTATCCTGTGCCTTATTACTTGCTGTCAAAAGATTTCTATACTCTTTTGCAAGTCTCTGGTTCTTGTACAGTGCATCCGCACTTCCAAGCTTTGCTATTTTTCTTCTCGTTTCATTTAATCTGTCTCTATAATATTCGCTTATTCTTTTTGCTTCTTTTTTGTCCTTGACAGAATCAATAAAATCTATTTTTCCGCTCTGAGCCGATCTTTCTAACTTAACATCTTTCTTAACTGTTCCACTTCCACGCAATGCATCACTTTTCTTGGATGCATTGTAGAATAACCTTGCCCCCCCTTGGTCACAGGGGTTCCGCTTATTGCGCTTGTGCTACCTCTACCGCCCATTTAATCACTCCTAATATATTCTTTCTTTTCGCCTTATACTTCTATTTGCACTAATTTCATCTTGTTCACTAAATCCTGTTTTTTTCCTTTCCGTCAGTTCTTCTCCGAACGACTTAATCTTTACAATGTTTCCTGTACATTCTTCCGGCACCTGTCCATAAAATAGTACTGTCTCAGGTTCCAATCTTCTCAGCATCTCGTCATATCCATTTAAGAATAACGCTTTCCGTTCCTTACTATTCATTACTCCAACACTGGATACTGCTACCACACCGCCTGCCGGCTCACCGTCAAAGCACCACTCAAACGATTCTCTGTCACTCCAACTGATTGTAGGTATCACGTCAATACCGTACATCTGCATATATGCACCTATCCAGTGTTTGCGGAAGTGGTTGTAAATCTGTAATGCTTTTGGAAAATCAGTATAAGTGCTAAAATCTGGTGACATGATAAATCGAAACTGTGAAAGCATGTTTATATAAGCATCTGGCTTATTCCATAATCTTTGGAATTGGTAATCGTCAAGAAAGAAATGCACGCCTTTCCCGGCTCTGTCTTTGCATGTCTTAGCTTGGTTGAATCCAATAAACTCGCACTTTTCATACTTTGTAGGTTGTATCTCCGGTATTCCGAACTCATTTACCATGTCAAATATCATTCGTTGCTGATTCTCATAATTCATATTTTCTTTATACATAAAAATAGCACCTCCCACGATAATTACATCTTACCGTCAGAAGTGCTATTTCATTGTCCCCGTTATTTAGTTTTATTACTTATATTATACCACAAAAACTATGTTTTTTCTATCTGTTCCATGTACTTTTTTCTTTCTTAATAGTTATCACACCGTCTTTTTCTTCCAGGACAACACTTCTATCATCTTCCGTCACACCCAGTGCCTTTATCATCCCTACCGGAATAGAAATGCGGTAATTCTTTGTATTCTTGCCCGATGTTCCCCCGGCTTTGTTTATCATTACATTTCTGCTTACTTTCTCCATTGCTATCTCCCGAAATTAACTACTTCAAATTTACGTGTTCGCTTTTGTCCCAACAAATATATTTTTTTACCATGTTCAAAAATAAAATGTGACAAAAATCCGGCTTTCTGCTTCGTGGTTTATAAGTTTCAATTGAGACTTTAGCAAAATCACTGTTTCCAATTTTATCAACAGCAATTATTTTTATTCGCCATTTTGAATCAACTGCCCCATATTCAATCATAGCATTTTTTAATTGATCCTGTAACCCCATATTCTTCACCCATCTTTTTTCTCTTATCTTATGTCTGTGATTTTTACAAGTGTGTTAACTGGATTTTCTTCGTCTTCTGCTACGATTTCGAAATCTGCAATGATTGGTTCTCCATATTCTCCGTTTGCAACGTGTACGCATTCGCTTTCCAGAAGTTCTTCTACATCTCCGTCTTCTGTCTGCCATAAATCTGCAAATCTGATTTCTTCTCCAACCTCTAATTCTGCTCCATTAAACATTTCAACTTTCATCATCTTTCTTTACCTCCTGTGATGTTCTCTGTTCTTTAACTGTCTTTATTATAGCATAGTGGTGTCCACTAGTCAAGTAAAAAATAAAAGATTTCAATTATTTTCAAAATCTTTTTCTCTTAATCTATATATTTATATTTTCAACTCCCGTCTTTATTATCTTAATCATATAATAGAATCTTGGCCTTTTCTTCCTTTTCTCCACTTCCTACCGCTGTTGGGATGATGGTTGGAACACGAGAAAGTACCTATTAATATATGCTAAAATGTATGTCTATGTCATCTCCTGTGATAACTACCTTTTCAACACACTCTTTTAGCACCTTGTTTTTCTCGGAATCCGTCAGTGTATCCCACACGTTGGACATCTCTTTTATTTTCTCTATTTTTTCTCCCCGTCCGGCTTTCTCCCGGATGTCTTCTGCCTTTAGTTCTTCCTGTAGATTTTTCAGTGTTTTTTCTTCTGTCTGGATAACATCAACAAGCGTATCTGTACCGGAGTTACCGCTTGCATACAATGTGTATAGACGTTTCAGTTTTGCTTCGCTTAGTGATATCTCTTTTTCTATCATCTTCCTGGTGCTTTCAGATTCATTCTCTTTTTCTTCGACATTAACGATGAATCGTTTAAAACAGTCCTCTACTTCTTTTTCTACCACATCTGCCCGCACTTTTTTATTCTTGCAAGGGTTTCCTGTCTTAGATATATGCTCTTTTCCCTTGTACTGTGAGTAACATACTATCTTTGTGTACTTTCCCCACTTCTGCATCCGCATTTTAGTACCGCATTTCCCACAGTAGCACAACCCGGTAAGCATATACTTGTTGCTTACATAAGCATTTGTGGATCTCTTTTTTATCTCTTCCTGTACTTCATAGAATAGTTTTTCGTCTATGATCGGTTCGTGTAAACCTTGGTACACTCTTCCTTTGTACTGTATCTTACCTACATAGGCTATTCTCCTAATAATGTTCGATACCAGTTTTTCCGAATGCATCCCGAGAATTTTTTGAATCCTATCACACGAATATCCGTCCCGGAACATCTGAAAGATAGCTTTTACCTTTTCCGCTTCTTCCGGGATGATATGTAATATCCCATCATTCCTGTCGTACCTATATCCATAAGGTATCGTACCGCCACCCATCCACAGTCCACGCTTTACACGTTCCACCATACCGGCTCTTGTACGCATATAGATAACCTCACGTTCATACTGCCCCATGACAGCATTAACTCCCAACATCACACGATCCATCGGTGTTTCGTTCCGCAAATCCTCTGTGGCTGATACCACCTCTACATTGTATTTTGGTAAAAGCTTACTCACAAGCGTAAGAGTATCTACAACATCACGGCTCATTCTATCAAGCTTATAGATGTATACTGCCTGTATTTCTCCGGCTTCTGCATCTTCCAGAAGTTTCTGTATGTTCGGCCTTTGGATATTACTCCCGGAATATCCCCCGTCCACATACCATCTGGCTATCTTCACGCCCCTTTTCTTGGCAAGTTCCTTTATCTTGTCTTCTTGGACATCAAGACCATACTTTTCAGTCTGTGCTTCTGTAGACACTCTCATATAACCTACATTTAATTTTTTCATGTCAATTCTCCTTTCAATTAAAAAAGAATTGACCAAGATTCTATCAAGGTCAATTCTAAAATATCACTTATTTTTTGTCAACTTTTCTGAAAGAATCCTCTTTACCGCCTTGTTATGGATTTCATATTTGGAAAGTTCTTCTTTTGTCACCTGTTTGCCGTTCACAAAGATTCTTACCATCCGCATCACTCCTTTTCGGTAGTATTCCCGTGTTTGTGCCTTTTATGCCGGAATCAGCTTATCAAATCCGCTTTCCTGTGCAGTCTCAAAAGGTCATAGTACATATAGATTGCTTTTCTCCTGTATCCTTGGAAGTCTTTTCTTGCAATTGGTATCCAGTACCTTTTGCTTATATAGTCATATCCAATGTCCAGTACAAGAGACGCAAAAAGTACATTGGCCAAATCATTATTTGAGCATTGACAAGCTTCCAATATAAGTCTCTGGTCATAATCCCTTGCCTTATTGCACCAATTCAATGTTTTTTTCTCATCTTCCTCGCTTATGAAGTAGATGTCTTTATGTGCCCCTCTCAGATATTTGTCTCTTACTCCGGCCATTAATCAATCCCTTCCTTTTCGCATATCCTAATACATCACTTTTGATCAAATAGTAGTTTTTCTTTCTTTTTACCGTCTTCTCCTTTGTCTTTTCTTCCAATACATTCATCATTAAGCGCATCCTTTAAAGTCTTTTTCTCTATTCATACCTGTCTACTACCTCCAACTTCTTCAAGTCCTCAATAAGCCACGGTTTGTCATCTGACCATTTGACCATTGGGAGGTCGATGTCAACCATTCTCAAGCTTTTGCATTTTTCGAATCCAACAACTTTCCAAAAATCAAACGTCTTGAATGGCTTTCTGATATAGACGCATAAACCGCCATCCATATCTCTTGCTATATAATGCACATTCGCATTGATATAATCCAAAAACGCTCTATCCCTCTTGCTAATCACCGGCTTTTCGACGTGTTCGGATTCAAGCCATGCTTTCATTTTTTCTTTGCATGTACTTTTTCCACTTTCTCTGAACAAACAATGTTCACAAATTATTTCACTGCAACCATTTAATTCTCCTGTTCGTTCATTAACAGCACCATATTTGCAAGCAATCTCAATAATCTCTTTTGCATACTTCTCTTTATTCTTCATCTCTTCCACCTCGCTTTACAATTTCAATGGCTCTATCCAGTCCATCTCCGTATCCGTCATAATACTGGCACGTATCCGCTTCGCAGACAGCTATATCATCATCTGCCTTATCGGATAATACTTGTAGCTTTTCGATAACTTTATCTGGATCATAAGCTATCGGACTTCCAACAATGTATCCTATCGCAAGGCTCATTCCCTCTATAACATCAAGATTGTATTGGTATTTCATACGGTCCATATCAATTCTCATTCTTCTTATAAGCTTGTCCGCATCAATCAGTCTCATAATCGCTCTCCTTGTAAGGCTCCGGCAACGGCATCCATGCAACACAGTTATACATTTCTTGTCCATCATCGTCATATGCCATATATCCCGCTTCGTCTTTACACAGAAGTCCAACTAACATATTTCCTCTATCATCGCAACAAAGTACGGTACCTTTTGGCATTCTTTCATTACATGGAATCCAGTCGTTTTCTCTTTCTACTACCTCAAAATATTTTTCTTTATATTCAAGAGCAATGTCCAAATAATAAGAACTATACCCAATGTGATAGCATTTATCACCCACTTCTCTATACTTATTTTCGTAATATGGCTTGTCTCCGTGCATAGTTACTATGGTATCAATGCTCTCTACCTTTATCTTTTCCTGTTCTTTATTTTCCGTTGGTGCATATGTATTATCCATGCTATTCTCCTTTCTCACTAAGCTCTTTTATCTTTTCGTCATATTCTTTAGCTGGAACGGTTATGGCGCACAATCTAACATTGTTTCTATCCACACCGTGATTTTTGAAATGGCAATCTCTTTTTAGGTTTGCATACTTATCGCCGACACAATATGCAAAATCTATCCGGCAGAACGGGTTCTCTCCTATTATGTAACTCTCTATAATAACTCCGTTCCCATAATCTCTTAGATATTCATAGTATGCCCATAGAGGTTTATTTTTGTCTCTTTCAGATACGATCTCGCCAGTGTTTCTGTCTACCCAGTACATTTAGTCCACCTCTTCATCTGCCGGAAATTGAAAAATGTTTTTCTCCACAAACGTTTCTAAAAGTTGTTCTATTTCATCTGTTCTCCGAAAGCTCATAGCCATAGTGAGTGAGTTCATTCCGTTGTTTCTCATTTTGCACCATGCATACCTGTTTCTGCACATTTCCATAGCCTTTTTAGCTTTCGCTTCAGTGGAATATTTAGCGAACTGTAATTCTTTAACCGCTAAGTTATCTGCGTATATTTTAGTTCCTATGTTCGTCAACATCGTTTGTTCATAAGGCATATCATAACATCCATCTTGACTAATTATTCTCATTGTCTTCATCCTCCTTTACATAATCCGGGCATTCTTCCATGTATTCATATTGGTCTAAATCATCACACAGAATAGTGCATTCTTCGTACTTCTCACATTCCAGGCAGCATTTATGGATGTCTGTGTCTACAATGCATATCTGTTTACATCCCATAGACTTTATCCTCCAAATCAATCATAATTTTCCCCTTTCTTAATACCATTCAATTCCAGTTCCTGTATCCGCACCATCTTTTATCAACTGTTTAACATTTTTGAATAGTACAGCTTCTATACCACTGCGATATCCATAGATAATATCATCATCATATTCTTTTATAACTTCGTATACAGATTTGCAGTGTTCTGCATCAGCTTCTCCGTGACTGTCGCTCGTGTATAAGAATTCAAGGACCTTTGTATATTTTCCATCGTACTTTTCATCAAGTTCCACGATTTTCTTGTCATACTCTGTGGAAAAGTTCTCGCCTTTGCTAACCAGTACATATCTCCAATCATTAAGTTTTTTATAATGTTCATAGATATCTGGTGCAGTTAACTCCGCTACTTTTACACGAAGTCGTTAGAACCCGGAATAGCTCAGAACAATTCTGTGATTTTTGCTATTTATTGTTACTCCCATATTTCTTCCTTTCTCCCGGCAATTGAATACTGACTTTTACATCAATATTCAATTGTCAATGTGTGGTAGCTGCTATTTTTAGCTGCTATTTTTAGCTGCTACCCTATTTCTCTTTATATTTCTGCAAAATCTCTGTAATTGCTTTCATATGCTCTGCTACTTCCGGCAAATCTTCATCACTGATTCTGGTCAATCCACCTTTTCGGAATATTTCAATATCCCATAAACTTTCCTTAAGCTGCACGAATTTTTCTGCCAATTCATTTTCTTTTTCAGCGTTGAAATTACATTCGTAAAACGTTTCATACCTGTCGTGATCTCCGAACTTATCTGTCACAAACTTTGTTCGCTTCGGAGTAATTCTGATGATTTTTGCCGGAGTAATTAGAGCGTGGCGGAAGCCACATCTCCATCCGGCTTGGACGATTCTCATAACTCCTACCACATCCCCGACTTTCAATGTGTCTTTGTCTATCTTTTTTAATTCAATGTACAATCTTTATACCTCCATAAAATTTTCTATCCTCAGTTGTGCAGTATGCTCTTCCAACCGCTTTTTCGAGATATTGTAATAATATTCATCCAATTCAAATCCAACATACTGCAGTCCGGCATCATGTGCAGCGATCAAACTACTTGCACTTCCAACGTGCGTATCCAAGATTTTCATTCCTCTTTCAGTGTATTTTTCAAAAATCCACCGATATAACGCAACCGGCTTTTGTGTCGGATGTATTCGCTTCTCATTCAGCTTTTTATTCCCTTGCTGTATATATCCCTCTTCGATGCTCTTTCCTTGCATCATTCCGTTCCACATATATCGAAATAGCCGAACGCTGTCATAAATACTGCAGACTGCTATTTCACAGTCAGAAAAATCAGTTTTTCCGTTACATTTGTCCCATACAATTCTACCGGGTGGGAAATTATAGTTAAAATAATTGCATCCCCATATTATCTGCTCTTTCGAAACTCTAAACAGTTCGTCAAAATACTCTTTCCTCGGTACTTCCCATTGCTCAGAAATTCTATAACTTCTCTGTACGCCGATAGGGCTTACTTTTCTGCCGTAAAATCCACGTTTTTCAGGTCCGCTAAAATACGGCGGGTCTACAACTGCAAGATCGAAGTATTTATCCGGAAATTCTTTCATCCCATCCATGCAGTCCATGTTGTAATATCCAAAATCTAACATTTTATATCTCCAAAATAATCTTCTATATTCATCTGCAAATCTTCTTCAACTTTCAGCATTTCATTTTTTGCCCTTGTGTAGAAATTCCGATCAATCTCAAATCCAAATGCACTTCTTCCGAGATTTCTTGCTGCTCTCAACGTTCTTCCTGATCCGCAACATGGATCAATAACTACATCTCCAGGATCAGTAAATGTTTGAATTAATTGTTCCAACAACCTTACTGGCTTCTGAGCCGGATGAATTTTCGGAATATCTTTTCCATCCTTTTCCCACTTGAACCAGTTAAATACCATATGTCCTGTACCTCGAATCGTTTTTCCATTTTCATCAAACTGTGCGCCATTTCTAAATTTTGGAAGTTTGTCTCGGTATAATACCAAAGCATATTCCGTAGCACCTACAACACGCATATTCGCTTTCAATACCTGTGGACTGTAATTTTTCACAAATACAAGCGGTATGTAATTCACAAAGCCGTGTTTCTTAGCTGCGTTGATCAGTGTGCTTAATTGCTCGAAACTGCAAAATACAATCATGCATGGCGCATCAGAACTTCGTCCACGCTTACCGGCTTTCTTAGGCTCTTTCTTTAACATATTTGAGCAAAAATGAAAATACTCATATAGATTGAAATTAAAATCCGAATTGAACGCTGCTTTCTTTGCAAGTTTACTTTCACCGTTCTTATTATCCCCCCTACGTACCACATTGGATTACTTCCGTAGAAGTTGTTTCCGACATTGTATGGCACATCAGCTATAATCAGCTGCGCTGGTGGGATTGCATATTTTTTGTAATTCTGCATTGAATCCCTATAGATATCACATTTAAGTTTTTTTCTTTGTTTCATCTTCTCGAAAGGAGCCGATATATCTTTGCCCGGCCGGAGCTCCGTACTCCTTTCTGTAAATTACATATTGTTTCTAAGAATTACGTCTATATATCCAGTTTGCAGTTCATATGCCGGCATTACATCTTTTACCCATATAATCGCACCCTTTGGATGTTCGTACTTCCATTCTTCTTCCGTCAGTTTCACATTTCTTAGTACCCACGCATGAGGTCTTTTATATCTTTTCTTCAACTCTGAATAAGATATGTCAACACAGTGTTTTTCTCTTTCCTCAGACCAATCAGAACAGGATATTGGATATGTAGAGTCTATAATACATGTGCCTTTTACAAGGTTTGTCCCACTTTCCAGTAAATAGATCGGCTGTCCTATTTTCTTGGTATTACTACCTCTTATTTCAATAGTTTTCTTCCCACTAAGGATAAGATTTAACCATCTCTTTTTTACAATTAGTCCATCCATCACTTCACCTCATTTGCCATCTGGAATCCCATCCTTGCCACATTCCTTAGATTTTCTCTTATCAGTGCCTTGTTGGTAATATGGTGCTTATTAAGCCATTCGTAATCCTCAGCACATTCATGTTCATAACGTTCAGCTTCGTATTCATACTCTGCTTTTGCTACCTGTAAGCACTGAATCATGTAATCTATCTTTTCTCGTGTGTTCATAGTTACTCCTTTACTACGCATCTACGTTCATCGGTTGCATAATATTTTCCATCGTGTTCAGCACAGTATTTCTTGAGAATTTCTTCTTTTTTCCGATCCATCGGGATATTGAAATCAAGTTCTAAAAGCTCTTCGTGTTTCAGCAAATGTGTATCAGCTTCAATGATTTTCACATACCATACCCATTTTGTCTCAATCGGCTTTTTCTCATGGTCTGCTTTCCACTGCTTCGCTATCTTTAATGTCTTATCTGCATTTTTACCTATTCCAATCATACAGTAGTCTTCACCTTTAACCTCAAGAATAGGGCATTCACTACACTCATTGTGCGCTTCGCATATATTGCTGATAATTTTCGCAAGTTCTTCCGCTGTCAGTTCTTCTAAAGGTTCAAGCATTTCATTTGCCCAGATTCGAGAAGAATTATCAACGGCTAACCTATAGCGATCTCTTTCAACTTTTGTTACCATTGTCTCTTCTCCAATATGTCTACAAGCACCACCATAAAGATATAAACCACCATATGTTTTTCCAACAATCAAATTTTCTTTGATTTTTACCTTATCTCCAACCTTATATTTCATCTTCCTCACCTACGCTTTCGTTGAAATTCCGTTAACTTCTACATAATCTACTGGCAGTACCATGCATTTTCTTCCGTCAACTTCCTTGATTTCTAAATTGCTGATAAAATCTGCATCGATAGTTATCTTCCCCTCTGGAACCTGGATATTAACTACCTTGTTGTCACAAATGTTACTTGCCATAACAGGCACATTCCCGATGTTCTCCCGGTAAGCACCATCGAACATTTCCATCTTTTCATCTGGTACACCGCTGTTACAGAATATCTTTTTCAGTTCGTTCCTATCAATTTTGTACAGCTCCGGGTCTTCTGCATGGCGTTCCATCTCTTTGCTAATGCCCTCATAGATGTCTTTCACAATCTTACAGTCTGCATCTTCTCCAAATACATCCCCTAACAACTTACCGAATTTATCTTTCTCTCCATCGGCAGATGCAACAAAATCAATTCCAAGTAGCTCACGAACCATTTCTTCTTGTACCTCGGCAGACTTCCGGGTGTAATAAAGTACGCTATGTACATCCGTCTGTCGGTCATTAAATGCCGGGAATAAGAATCCTTTGTCCGGCATATCTACTACCCAATCACGGGTTCTCTCTTCCATCCGTTCATCTTTCCCATTGTAAGTAAGTCCCGGCTTTGAAAGTTTCACTGGGCAGATGCAACAAAGAATGAAATCGTATACTTCGTCAGATGCATCTTCCAATTCTTCTCCGTCCGATGTCTTTCCCGGTACGTCATATACTGCATGGATAAGTACGATGTAGTAATTCTCAGCGCAGTCATAAGACGTAAGAATCTTTTCGTAGAATTCGTCCAGTAATGCCGGGTCTCTCAGTTTGCTTTCTCTCAGATTCATCAATAATTCATGTTCTTCGCCCTCTGGGTCACTGCTCCTACTTTCTTTCGGCTTGTATTCCAGGTTCAACAAGTTCTTTCCGGTTTTCCCGGATAAGGTCTTCTTGAAAATATCAAAATACTTAAATGCCTGTTCTTCCGGCAGTGAAAGAAACGCTTCTTCTCTTTCCATGCGTTTCTCTTTTTCCCCATCTACGTAGCATCCGGCTATACGGGTGATCGCACAATTCTCCGGTGTGAACTGTTTTCTGATTTCCAATACTTCTTTTTTATTCATCTTCTACCTCCACAAGTTCACCATTCTTTAATGTGTACCATGTGTTTTCTTTTACTTTTTCGCCATCCACACGAACCATTAACGATCCTACGAATTCCCACGCTTCCTCTTTCCAGTACCATGCATTATTATCAATCCGTTCCCATTCCGCAAGAACAAGTGTGGATCCTTTTACGCCTTTTGCCATTGCTTCTGGTCCCCAAGCTACAGCTACGCTATTTGGGTTTTCTGCTGCCGACTTTCCTTTGTAGCCTGTCGCACTGGATGCGCCGCAGTTGCCTGTCGCACTGGATGCCCCGTAGTCGCCTGTCGCACTGGATGCCCCTTTGTAGCCTGTCGCACTGGATGCGCCGCAGTTGCCTGTCGCACTGGATGCCCCGTAGTCGCCTGTCGCACTGGATGCGCCGCAGTTGCCTGTCGCACTGGATGCCCCTTTGTAGCCTGTCGCACTGGATGCCCCGTAGT